GAGGAATTTGTAATTAATGCTATAAATCAAGAAGTTTTTAGTAAAACTGTTAAACTAAGTAGTATTTATTATACAAATCAAACTTCTATTAAAACGAGCGAGGTTGTTGCAGAATTAGATAATTTTACAGATAATCAAGAAATATACACATTTGGTCCTACCATTCCTAATCGATGGGTTTCTGTAGGAAATGATCCAGCTATTTCATATTCTTCCGATGGTTTAAATTGGTTTCCAGCAAATGATACATTATTTTTTAAAAATGCTTTTGGAGTAGAGTGGAATGGAATATTATGGGTAGCTGTAGGAGATAGTAATAATGATAGTAATTCAATTTGTTATTCATACGATGGTATTATTTGGAATCCTGCACAACCTGCAAATGCTTTTAATATAGGTTATTGTGTAGCATGGAATAATATTATGTGGATAGCAGGAGGTCAACTAGGAGGTCGACCAGGCAATTCAAATATGTGGTATTCATATGATGGTATGAATTGGGCAACAAATAATTCTACAGATATTACTATTGTTTATGATATTGCGTGGAATGGTAACTTATGGGTTGCGGTTGGCGATAGTAAGTCAATTGTATATTCATATGATGGATTAACTTGGAACCCAGTCGTAAGCCCTGCAAATGCATTTGGCACAGGACGCGGAATAGCGTGGAATGGCTATATGTGGGTTGCTGTGGGATCAAGCAACAATCTACAGCAAATATGTTATTCATATAATGGAATAAATTGGGTCAGTTCTGCAAATCCATTTTCTAATACCGGATATGATGTAAAATGGAATGGAATTATGTGGATTGCTACAGGAGACGGTCCTAATCCAATTTATTATTCGTATGATGGGCTAAATTGGAATAATTGTATTATTTCTGGAACAACAGGGATATATAATTCTCTTTGTTGGAATGGAACACGATGGGTAGCAATTGATTCGACAAATCCTAATAATTTAATATACTCGAATAATGGGATAAATTGGGTATCAAAATCAAATTCAACCCAAAAATTTGGATATGGAATTGCTTACAATAGAAAACGACAGGATACGTTAACTTTTCCAAAAAATAGACTAGTTGCTTTTGGGAATAAACGAAGATTAGTATACTCTGATGATGGTATTAATTGGTCTTCAACGACTCCTAGCCCATTTGAGATAGGATATGGACTAGATTGGAATGGTGAAATATGGGTAGGAGTTGGTTCTAAACATAGCGATGTAATTATTGGTACCCCTACATCTACCGCATATTCATATAATGGAATTGATTGGACAAATGCTACAAATATATTTGATACAGGTAAAGGTGTAAAATGGAATGGTTATATGTGGGTAGCTGTTGGTAAAACAAATGGAACATTTAATGCACCTATAGCATATTCTTATGATGGTATTTGCTGGAAACCGTCCAAAAATTTTATAGGGAATGAAGGATTTGCTATTGATTGGAATGGCACAATATGGGTGGCTGGTGTAGATAATTCAAACACATTAATTTATTCATCTGATGGAGATACTTGGTCAAATGTTTTAACTTTACCTTTTTCATTTAATTGTCGCACAGTAGTTTGGAATGGAACTATATGGGTTGCAGGCGGTAGTGTTAATTCACTTTTATATTCATATGATGGATTAAATTGGTTAACAACAAATATTGCAGGTCCGGGGACACCATTTACAACTTATAATACGGCTGCATGGAATGGTTCTATGTGGCTAATTGGTGGCGATATATCACCTTATATTGCATATTCATATAATGGAATAAATTGGGATACGACTAATGTTATTAGTGGTATTATAACAGCTACAATTAATGGAATTACATGGGATGGAAACAAATGGATAGCAGTTGGAATTGGAGGAACTATATATTATTCATATAATGGCTTTGTCTGGACGGTAGCACTTAATACAAATAATATGTACAGTGTTGCATGGAATAAAAATTTAGGATCAACATATATTCAACAACCTGTTATTTCTTTGGGTAGAGGAGACGAAAATGCAATAGCATATTCATTGGATGGTATTAAATATACAGGATTGGGTAATAATAACAATAATTTATTTAATACAGCTGGTAATGCAGCAGCATGGAATGGATCAATGTGGGTTGCTGTTGGAGATGCAGGATCAATTAGTATAATATACTCATATGATGGTATAGAATGGATACCAGTTATTGGATCTAATAATTTTATAAAACCAGGTTATGCTGTTGTATGGACTGGTATTAATTGGATTGTATCCGGAGTGGCAACCGGTAATAATGTATATTATTCTCCAGATGGTATCAATTGGTTGCCTTCAATTACTCCTAACCCAGTCAATACTTACCGCGGTTTAGCAACAGATGTTAAAACAATAGTAGGCGGAACACAATCAAGAACAGTAGCAGTTGGTGAAATTGGTAATAATGTAGAAATTATTTATTCTGATGATGATGGTATAAGTTGGACTACAGCAAGTACACAACCCTCACCACCAAATCAGTTAAATTGTGTTGCTTGGAATGGAACTACATGGCTGACAGGTGGTGTTGTAAATCAATTATATTATTCACTAGATGGCGATACTTGGAGTGCTGGTTCAGTATTTTCAAGTACAATAAATAGCATAGCATGGAATGGAGCTGTATGGGTACTTGTAGGTAATTATGCTTCTGCTTCGGGTCCACAAATTTACTATACACCTGTATTAAATGGTCAAAGTGGTTGGATTTTGGCAACTGTAAATGCAGTATCGACTCAACTAGACTTACTTTCTGTAATTTGGAATGGAAAAAGATGGATAGCAGGAGGTGTAGAACTTATTGTTGGTGTCAGTATTATACTTACATCACACGATGGAATTACATGGTATGAAAGTCCACCTGTAACAACACCTCCAAATCCATATGATAATCCTTTAACTTTTAATGTTCGTGGATTAGCAAGCAATTCTCGCATAGGAGGTGTTATAGTTGATAGCCAAATTGCTTTAAATAAAACGAATAGTGTAAGATTAACAACAAAATTAGATTTATATTCAGACGATTATTATAATAATGGTTACAATAATGTGACAGTATCTATTAAAAGTTCTGATTTATTGTAAATAAATATAAAGAAAATGCAAATATATTTAATAATATAATATTTTAAATTAATTTATAATAATAATTATATTATAATAAATATATAATGTCATATACAAGCTACAGCAATTATTTAGGAGCACAAAGATGTTGCAATACGTCCAGATCAGGAACCAATGGATTACCAGGCGCTACAGGTGCGGGTGGACCCATTGGACCTGCTGGCGTTCAAGGTGAAACTGGTCCTACGGGACCTCAAGGAGAAACAGGAGTTACTGGACCCGAAGGACCTGCAGGACCATCAACTGGTGTTACAGGAGCTACTGGGGCAACAGGAGCTACGGGAGCTACAGGCGCAACAGGTGTTACAGGCGCAACAGGCGCTACAGGCGCAACAGGAGAAACCGGTGCAACAGGCGCTACAGGAGAAACAGGTGCTACTGGACCTCCTACAAATCCAACATTAAGCGATGTTTTATTAAATGGTAACTCTGCTGGAACAACCGGTATTGATATGAATAACAACAATATTACGAATATTACTAATTTAGATGCTACTGATAACGATATTAATATAACTTGTAATACTCTTACTGGTGCTGGTGCTATTAATTTAACTGCTGGGGGTAATAATGATGGAACAAATATTATTGATTTGAATGCTCCGTATGGTAATATTGATTTAACGAGTGGAAATGTAATCAACGCTATCGCTACTGGTGGAATAGATTTGAATAGTGGCGTTCAAAATTTTTTTGCTGGGGATACTACTACTATTGGTAATGGAACTACTTTTGAAATTGTTGATGAGTTTGGGGTTGGAAATGGGTTTATTGCTCTCAACACGAAAGGTGGTGTAATAACATTAGGAGATACTGTTGGTGTAAATACCCAGTATGAATTTATAGTGGACGCTGGACTAAGATATTTAACTTCTAACGGAGGACGAATGGGGGCTCATATTGAAAATACAATTGTTGGAAAAAAGATTGACATATTCGACAATTTTATTACAACTGATGTTGATATGGTGTTTCAATCAGTAGGTCAATATCCTAATCCATTAAATGCGGTTGGTGCTGGTTGGTTTTGTTATATTCAAAATATAGGTGCTGGGACTATTGATATTGTTAGTGCTGACGGCACTTTTTTCGTTGGTGGTGGTTCTGCTCTTCCACCTCCGTATGTTCTTAACCCTTATACAACCGCAAGATTTACTTTAACTTATTATACTGCTTCTTCTTCTTATTTTTGGAGTGTATTAGTGGGATAAATAAAAATAATAATATTAAATTTAATATAATATTATAATAATAATGGCATTTACTAGATTTCATGATGATCCGTGCAGAATAACAAAACAGCTTCAGCAACAAACTGATCAAGGACGTTGGATACTTGATGTTCCTGGAAACGGCGACAAACCGTGTTTCGCTTTAGATCCGCAAATTATTCCGCAAAAATGGGGCGCCAATTTATGGACTGAAAGTATCGACATTCAAAGTGCCCTTTTAGGAATAGATAAGCGAATAAATCGAGATATTCCGAATACTGTTAATTGTCTAACAAATTCAAAAGAAAATCCTTATAAACGATTTACAGTTAATGCTGCACCCATTTCCTATCCAGTTTGCGACACATTCTTAACAACAGATCAATCAAGAGCAATTATGCCTGCGTGGACGGCACGCGATTTGCAGCAAAATCACGCATATATTTTGCCAAATGATCCTCAGGCAAATACAGAGATGAAATTTGGAAATTATATTAGCACACGTAATTTAGAAAAAGATCATTTTAAACGTGAATTCGAATGTGTGCCTCCAAATGACCAAAGATATACAGTTCCAATGAGACAATTTTCTAATGGACAGAAAACTCAGGGAACATATGTAGGAGGCCCAGTAACGTGTGGATCCAATGGATCGTGTAACAAAGTATAAGCAAATAGATAAACCAATTTCAAAAATAAATAGTATAAAGAAGAATATAAATTATATACACACTTTTTTTAAAAGTATATATATAATATAATAATGGAATTAGCAATACCACTAATAGCATTAGGAGGAATGTATGTCATTTCAAATAAAAATAATGAAGGTTATACAAATACAAATACAAATAGTCATACTAACAAAAAAGGATCAAATAGTAAAGAGAATTTTGACAACATGGGTAGGAAGCCAAATTATTTACCAAATACAAATGTGCCTCCTCAAAATTATCCTATTATGAACAATTCAGAGCTAATTGACACAGTTCAGGAATATCCAAATCCTAACACGGCCTCAGATAAGTATTTCAATCAAAACTTGTATGAACAAAAAGAGCGTGCAGGAAAAACTGTAGGAGATACTATTCAGCAAGTGTATTCTTTAACAGGTGATTATTTAAATTCAGATCAGTTTAGACATAATAATATGGTTCCATTTAATGGTGGAAAACCCCACGGCCAAGTTTATAATAATAACAATGCAGAGACAATTTTAGACAATTATTCAGGAACTGGATCTCAAATAATTAAGAAGATTGAGCAGGCGCCGCTTTTTAAGCCACAAGAAAATATCCAATGGGCATATGGTGCGCCTAATATGAGTGAATTTTACCAATCCCGCGTCAATCCTGGTATAAAAAATAATATGGTAAAGCCATTCGAGTCTATTCGAGTTGGGCCAGGTTTAGATAAAGGGTATTCTTCCAATGGATCCAACGGCTTCAATGCAGGAATGGAAGCTCGTGATCAATGGCTGCCAAAAACTGTGGATGAATTACGTGTAGCAACAAATCCCAAAGAAGAATTTTCTTTGATAAATCATCAAGGTCCAGCTCAAGCATCCATAACTAATGTTGGTATTTTAGGAAAAGTGGAGAAAAATCGACCGGATACTTTTTTCGTAAATTCTCAGGATCGCTGGTTAACAACTACAGGAGCGGAAAAAGCGCAACGATTTGTTGCAGAAGAAGTGCTAAAGGTGTCGCATAGAAATGAAACTACGTCACAACTAACAGGAACGCCAAATGCGGTTTTAAAGACAGCCAGTTACGTTCCTAGACAGCACGAGGCATCAAAGCGAATGCAACTAGATGCGCATCATGTAGGACATTCAAATGCAAGAGGCACAGGTCCTCATACAGATGGAGAGGCTTTTTTGAAAAGCCATACCAATTATACAAACAGTAGAAGTGTTAATCAACAGCCGCAAACATTTGGTTCCGGATTTTCGGGTGCAATTGGAGCAGTTATTGCGCCATTAATGGATGTGTTTAAGCCTGCAAGAAAGGAGGAATATGTTTGCAATATGCGAATTTACGGAAATACAGTAGGTGAGGTGCCTGGTAACTATGTGCAAACACCTGGCGATGTGCCAATTACAACTGTTAAGGAGACTACTTTATATCAACCTAATGGATACGTAGGTAATCAATTAAATGGCGCATATGAAGTGAATGATCAACAACCAATCACAAATCAGAGAGACTCGACAACCGAGTTTTGCCAAATGAATCCCAGTGGAGGCGCGGGAACTAAGCACGGTGCAAAACAATATGATTCGGTTTATAGACAAACTAACAATGAAGCCAAGGAGAAAGCAGTTGTTGGCAGAACCAACCAGGGAAATATGGCGATGTTTAATAGTGATATGAATGTGTCTTATTCAAAGATGGATTGTGATCGCGAAAATAACCGAATGTGGGCGCCAAGTGCAGTCATACCAAGTGGACCATCGGTGCGAACTTACGGAAAAATACACACACCTCAACTCAATGACCAGTGCTTATCAGGTTGTGAGCGTATTGACCCGGGAATTCTTGATAATTTAAAATCTAATCCTTATGCGTTTCCGTTTAATAGCGTTGCGTAAATCAATAAATATAACTAACAAATTCAATAATTATAACAAATACGTAATATTAAAATATAAAAACACTATTTTAATATTAATAAACGTTACATGTCTTTACCTATTCATCAAAATATAAAAGAAAAGTTAGAGTATTTTTATAACATTCATAAAATACCAAATATTATTTTTAACGGCACATCAGGATCAGGTAAGAGTACAATAGTAGATGATTTTATTAATTTAATCTACAAAGGAAATAAGGAGACGATCAAGGATTTTGTAATGTATGTTAATTGTGCGCACGGAAAAGGTATCAAATTTATCAGAGATGAACTAAAGTTCTTTGCAAAGACACATATTAATTCAAATGGTGGAAATACATTCAAGAGCATTGTTTTACTAAATGGGGATAAACTAACAATGGATGCACAGTCAGCTTTACGACGGTGTATAGAATTATTTAGTCATAATACACGTTTTTTTATAATAGTAGAAGATAAATATAAATTATTGAAACCGATTTTGTCGCGATTTTGCGAAATATATGTTCCAGAACCGGAATACAAGGGTAAAATAATAAATCTATACAAATATAATCTAGATGATACGTTTAAACTAACAAGTGTTAAAAATACTAGGATGGAATGGTTAAAAAAGGAACTTCAAAAGCCGATTACTTTGGAAACAGATTTAATTGCATTTGCGAGTAAATTATATGAAAAAGGTTACAGTGCATTAGATTTAATTAAATTATTAGAAGATGTAACATTTATTAAGATGGACGAAAATAGAAGATATGAATTGTTAGTTGCTTTTAATAAGGTTAAGAAGGAAATTAGAAATGAAAAATTATTATTATTATTTATAATGAATTTTACATTTCTAGATAAGGAAACAAATTTAGACAATATTTCATTCATGTAAATATTATGTTATGCTATTATATAATATGTCAGAAGATGAACACAATGACGAGGACTATGACTATGGTAGTGATATGGGAGACACCTCATTTTCACATGATATCGCTGAAAAAATGGGATTACACGAAATAGAAAAATTAAATAATATTACTGAAAATTTAGAAGCCAGATTAAAAATTGTTGAAGATAAACAAAATAATATAAAAGGAGGTAAAACAAAAAAACATAAGAGAAACCCAAGAAGAAAAACGAATAAAAGGGTAAAATCAAGAAAAAATCGAGGAAAGGGGCCGGAATGGAAAACAACACCTATAACAGATAAAAAAGAATTACAAGGATTAGAAGAAGCTGACAGAAATGCTGCGAAAAGACAGCTTAATAATAATAAAATGAAAGGTTTTTATGCTGATTTAGATATACAACGAAATAATATACAAAGAGGGTTTACTGTGACGCCTATGGATCCTAAAGAAATTCAAAGACAACAAAGAGAAGACGATATGCATAATAAAAGAGTAAACAGTAAAAAGGCTAAATCTAAAAAATTATCTATTTATGATCTTGGTGGGGCAAAATCGAAAAGAAGAAAACATTATATAAATAGAAATATTAAGGTATCAAATAATAAATGGTGAGTTTAATTAAGAAAAAAATAAGATCTGAAACTTACATAAAATGGATGACTTTAATGTTAGTTCGTTGCACGAATCAAAGAATGAATGGGGTGCTCGTTTGTTAACTATTTTGACGCCATTAATTATAGAAGGATTTAAATCTATTTTTGATGAATCCGTAAAGTTATGTAGAGAAAATGAAGAAATGGACAAATATTTAATGACATTTCAAAATCTAATTACACGCATTCCAAAATGGAATTCAAATATTATCGAGCAAGAAAGGAAAAGAATTGTTGAAAGAAGTGGTTGCGGATATTTAGAAGAATTAGTAACGTGTGTTCATATAATTCAGTTAAAGATTTTAACTGCTATGAGAGTTGGTCAGAAACAAAAAAAGATTGATATTAATATTCCCAAATTAGATGATTTTATTCACAAGGCGTATGTTAATGTAGCTAGAAAGATATATAGAAATGTGTATTTATTTGAAATAGAAACAACGTCATTGCAGGTTCAAAGACATAACAGAGAATTAGAAGCAATTGTTCAGGAATGTATTTTAAATGCAGTGAGAGAAAGTATTCCAATTGAGCATATTTTGAAGGCATATATGGATGAAACCGTTGAAGATGATGTTATCGAAGAAATTAAAGAACAATTCGTAGAAAAGAGTGAAGCATTGAATGCAAGAGGAGAGACTACTTTTATAGGTGAAGACAATGAATTAAAAGAAGGTCTTAAATTCAATGATGTAGATAAAGCTCTAGATAAAAGTGGAAAAGAGGAACTAATTAATGCACCAAAGACGATTGAACGTCTAGAAGAGATTAGTAATTTAAGAAATCTGCAAAGAAAAATGGAAGAAGATGACGATAATGACAATGAAAAACTTACTATTTCCGATGAATTAGTAGATCTAAACAGTTTAGATGTGCACGTTATTGGTCAGAAACCAATGGATTTAGAACCCGATTTATTGTTAGATGAAATAGAAGTTTTAGCATAAAATGATTAAATAATAAATATATTTATTATTTGTTAGTTTAGTTTTACACCCTTGAATAATTAAAATCTTGCCTTTATTTCATCAAAATAACATAAATTACTAAAAATCAGATAAAAATAAAAATTTATATATATATATATATATGCCATCAAAAACATTAAATAAAAGAAAAAAATCAAGAGGTCCAAAAAATACAACAAAAAAACATAAGCGTAAGTATTTAGGTGGTGGTAAATACACAGATAATGATAATTTTCATCGTGCTTACAGGGAGATATACAACGTATCTGCGCCTGATGCTGCGGTGTATTGGTTGGGAGAGGTACAAAAAACAAACCCAGAAGATACAAATATTAGTAAAATAAAACAAAAATTAGAAGAGTCAGGTAGATTACTAAACGATGCTCAAAAAGATATAGAAGAAATAAATGATTTAGAAGTATTGAATTAAAGAATAATACACTGACACATTCAAAAATATCTACAAACATTTTGATTTGAAATCAAATAATAAAGTTTTTTATTTTATATAAAGGTGCGATTCAAAATATTCATTGGTGTAAACGCGTTAAATTATAAAATGAATTGTAAAAATATATTGTAAATGGATAATATATTTTTAGTAGCGGGTATAATATCTGTTATTTTCTTTGTTGCCAAATTTTTGGAGATGCAGTATATTGAAAAGGAAAGCAAACCTTTAAAAGTGTTAATTAGAGATGCGTTAGTTGTTTATGTTAGTGTAGTATTGGGTATTTTTATTTTAGAACAATTAAGTCCTGTCATTAAAGAAAATATTATTCCGGGAAGCCCCGCTGCATTTACTGATAATCCACCATTTTAGAAGATGAAGCAAAGTTTTCTACATTATCGACCAGTCCATACTTTTATAAAAGAACCATAAATTTTTTTATGATTGAAATCATTTATATAATCATTAAAATTATATTTAAATGATCTATGATGTTTAAGTATATGTCCAAAAACTGATTTTACTATATTCAATTTTGGGCATTCAATACAAAAAAGTAATCCCATAATTCGTTCTAATCCGCATCGATCTGTTCTACCGTTAATAACTGAAACCAAATTACTAATTTTATATTTTGATTCTAGCATTTCTAAAAAATGTAAATTTATATAGGATTGGACTCCAAAGCATAAATCAAATTTGTCAGAATTATTCATTCCCAGTATGTTAACTTCCGATCCTTGTAATTTTTTTTTTAAATTTATATTATTTTTTAAACTGTTACTTATTCTTAATAAATTTCCTAAATTATCTTTGTCATACTCATGATGCCATAAAGGCATAACAGGTAAACTAATTTTTTCAAAAGGAATTCGTTTGTGTATAAAGACGCTATCATGTAATATTACTGCATTATCAAACCATTTATATCTTAAAAAATATATATATGGTAGAAGCTCTCCGCGTTTAGGATATTCAGATTGTATTATCTCTACGTTTTTGTAATTAAATTCTGATTTCACAAATTCATAATTACTGTTATCATCAATAACAATAATTTTTTTTAAAGGATAGAAAGTTCTAATTAATTTGATTGATTGGTTCCAATATTTGTTTGTAGTTGGAGAATTAACATGTCTAGTTATAATAAATCCATAAGTCATTATAATTTATAAAAATAATATATTTTTTATAAATTACAAAATACAAAATACAAAATACAAAATACAAAATACAAAATACAAAATACAAAATGATTATATAATTTATAATTTATAATTCTAAGAAATATAAGAAGGCATTTCATCTATATCTATAATTTGTTCTCCCTTTGCGAGTCCGCTTTTATTTAAAACAAATTTGCTAAACTCTGGTCTCTCTAATTGTGCGTTTGGACTATGATTGTGAACACATCGGGCGATCATTTTATATAATTTGAAGTCGGGATAACGTTCAGCACCATTATTTTTATATAATACATTAATACCGTTGTCATCGATGCACCACTCAACAATTATTCTAACAATAGGATCACACGCAGTTATATTCTTAATGCTATCCATATCATCAACAACATAATCAAATATAGAACACGCTAAACGACACAAATCAAAACTAAAATTGGGTTCTAATCGTGGTTTTTTATCATTAAAGTATGGCTCTGTATTATATTGAGTGACTGCATCACCTCCTGTTTGAAAACTATCACTGCACAATATTTTGTTGTTAAATTTATAAATAGCACGACCAAAGTCAATAATCTTGAATATTCTGCCAAATGTAGGAACCTTGTAATACTTCTTTTTATAACAATAATAAATGAATTTTTTCTTAGTTGATATATACATTATATTATTTGTATGCAAATCATTATGAGTAAAATGAAATAATTTTTGATATACAATTAGCGTCATAATAATTTGCATTAATGCTGACATCCATTCATCGTGAGATAGGTCATTGTTTATTATTAAATCATCAAATGTATTTTCACAATTTTCCATACAAATTACTTGCACCGGAAATTTTTGAATTGTTAAAAATAATTTTTCCTCTTCTAAATCAGATTCATCTGTTTCAAATCCATCTGATCCTGATTCTAATGAATTATCGTCTTTATCTTTATCACTTAATTTAGTTTCTGATTCAGATATAGAGCCTGATATAGATCCAGACCCAGAACCAATACAATCAATATCTTCGACAATTGAATTATCATTTATAAAATCATCTTCATTAGTATGTGAAGTTCTAGATGAACAAGATGATCCGGATTTAAGACTTGCAGATTTTTTTTGATCTGTAATGTCAATAGAATTTGTAATATCAACCAAATCTATATTTAATGTTTTAACATCTTCTAGTGATATTTGATTATCGGTTGAGAATATATTTTCAAAAATAGAATCGTCAATTGACTTTAATGATAAATTTGATTTTTGTGAAATATTCATTATATTTAAAGGTCTTAAACTCGGTTCCTGAGTGCAAGGAAGTAGATGCGAATAATCTTCTACTGAAAACAATGTATTTTTTTGTTTATTAAAAAATTCAGATTGTATTAAATAATCAATATCGTCAATTACATTAATTTTATAGTTATTTTTAATTGCTAAAAAAGATCCATAATAATCTAGACCGTGAATAAAATTATGTGTATGTAACACCTGGCTAGTTAAAAATGAAAAAAATCCGTCAATATAAGAAGAATTATTAGGATCATTTATTTTGGGATGCGTTTTTTTTGTCTTGTCAAGAGAAGGCAAATTAAATAAATTTGAATCTGTATGATTATATTTGCCTACAAGATACTTGAATGGATCTAACAATGGTGCCATTTTTATAAAAACTTTTTGGTTCAAAGAAAGATCATCATCGTCTGATATATTTTTTAATTTGCACGTATAAATATTTTCATAATTTACTGTAGTTTCCTTTTCTTTTTCCTTTAAATCTTTTATATCCGATATATTCCACATATGATTTAAATTAATCGAGTTAAAATTTGTATTGTTCAATGAAAAAAAACGATCATAAATAGGAATGTAATTTTGCACGTTTGAAAGAGAAATATTAGGATTTGATTGAAATTTGTTAAAGAGATTAATATTCTTTCTCTTTTGGTAGTTTACAGTAATTGCCATTAGCTAATAAAAATAAAAATATAAATTGTATTTAACTTATAATAATTGTAATAAATTATTATAAACATATTTGCAAACTAACAAAATAAATGCCTAAATAAATTCCTAAATAAATGCCTAAATAAATGCCTAAATAAAAGTATTTGAGTGTCTTGCGTAAATTATAATCTTTTTTAAAACTATAATATAATAAATGAATTTAGAGCTAAAACGTTTTGATATGAAATCGATTAGTTTTAAGGCCAATGAATCCAAGGGTCCTGTAGTCGTTTTAATTGGTCGACGAGACACAGGTAAATCATTTTTGGTAAAAGATTTATTATATTACCATCAGGATATTCCGATTGGTACTGTCATTTCTGGAACTGAAGAAGGCAATGGATTTTACGGCAAGTTGGTGCCAAAATTATTCATACATAATGAATACAATACTGCTATTATCGAGAACATTTTGAAGCGACAGAGGCAGGTTTTAAAGCAGATTAAGAAGGAAATGGAGCAGTTTAAAAGATCAACAATAGACCCTCGAACTTTTGTTATAATGGATGACTGTTTATATGATAATACGTGGTCCCGTGACAAGTTAATGCGTTTATTATTTCTTAACGGGAGACACTGGAAGGTTATGTTGATCATAACAATGCAATACCCATTAGGTATTCCACCAACACTGAGAACAAATATCGATTACGTTTTTATTTTAAGAGAGCCATATATTGCAAATAGGAAGCGAATATATGAGAATTATGCAGGTATGTTTCCAACGTTTGAATCATTTTGTCAGGTAATGGATCAATGCACAGAGAATTTTGAATGTTTGGTGATAAATAACAATTCAAAATCGAATAAGCTGCAAGATCAGGTATTCTGGTATAAGGCAGATGCACATAACGACTTCAGATTGGGATCTAAAGAGTTCTGGGAACTATCCAAACAGATAAATGATGATGATGAAGAGGAGCAATATGATCCAAATAACGTCAAGAAACGCGGTCAAGGACCAAAAATCGCAGTAAAAAAGAGCAAATGGTAAAATGTGTTGTTAATTTAATAATATATAATTTATTTAAATTATATATCATTTACAATTACTTATATTATATATTTAAGCATCAATCTCCTTCTCCAAATCACTCTCTTTTTCCTTCAAAGAAAATGGTCCGCTAATAAGCTCAGATCTACCATAATCCGTCTTGCCCACAACAATATTCTCACCATCAAATAGCTCTGAACGAATATCTGCAACAGAAATACTGTCTGCATTTGTTAGCGCCTTCTCTTGACTAGTTGCACTGACGCCAACCAAATTACCATCTTGATCAATATCTTGCGTCAAAATATTACCGTGTTTCTCTGCATTCTTCTTGTTCTCGTCAATTGCCTTCTGTTTCGTCTCCTTGACGCGCGCCTCAAATGCATTCTTGGCAGCGGATTCATTCTTCTGTTTCTCTTGAGCAAGTTGGTTAAGTTCCTCTTCCATATATTCTACACGTCCGGTCTTGTATGCTTCAGGCTCCCAAGGCAACCAAGTGCCGACAGGTCCGACAAATACATCAAAACTAGGATCCACCTCTCGAATGAGCTTGGCGCGCAATTCAGCCTCTTCTTGTGACGCAAAATGACCACGAGCTTTGAAACCACGCACAGAAGTCTGGAAATTATTCTTTATATTAAATTGCTTTTCCAAGTTGTCTTCCTCCTTATCGATAAATGTTTTGTAGTCATCCTCAATAGAAGAACTAATGATGTTGTCACGTTCTTCCTTGACAAATCCCTCATAGTCTTTCATCACATCCTCAAAAGACAATTTGTATTTAAAAGACATAAAATTAATAAATTGATGAAACTTCTCCATTGATTTAGAAAACTCCCATTTCTTTAGGAATTCTTCAAAAAAGAACATTTCCTTTTGCTTTAGGATCTTCTCCGGGGTAATGAAAGAAAAACAACCAAAGGTTTGCCCTGCAATAGGCTTGTCTACATCAAGCAAATCAACATATTTAGCATTAGGCGATCCATCTTTGGCTAATTTTCGTTCAAATGCCAATTTTTTAGCAACATTAGATTTTGATTTTCCACTCATTATATATTATTTAGGTAGTTCGTTTTAAGTATTAATTAATTAAATTATTATTTTTTTCTTTTTATTTTATATAAAGAATGGGAATGTTTAACATGAACGAACTTATTAAGAGAGTTATCAAGTATATTGTAGAAGGTCTTATGGTTGCTCTGGTAGCATTTGCCGTGCCTAAAAAATCTTTGAATATGGAGGAAATTGCTTGCATTGCTTTAATGGCGGCGGCAACTTTTGCTATTTTGGACACATACATTCCTAGTATGGGTGTGAGTGCTCGAACTGGGGCTGGATTTGGAATTGGGGCGAACTTAGTTGGGTTCCCTGGTGGGCTTTAAACGGTAGGAATAAATTCCCAATCCAATTCAATACACATTTTTTTCCACGTTTCGTCTTGTTCAATCAATTTCTCGCGATCTTTTAGCAAAGGAATAGAATCAAGATATTGATCTTCACCAAGAAGTTCACAAAATTTAAAAAGGACATAATAGTAGTTCAAAAAGTTAACACGATAATCAGGACACGTTTTTGCATAAGGTGCCTGAGTTTCCATAAAAAGGTTGCACAACGTTTCTTCTAATTCGGGGCTAAATACAGGCGGTTTAATGCCCAATTTATTTTTAATAAATGCGATATGTTCATAATATTTATTAAATCCAAGCTTCTTTAAAATCTCTTTGGTCTTATAATGTGTTAGATGATCCAAACTAATTCGCTCCTTTTTGATCTGCAAATGTATGTGGTCAATAACTTCATCAGGAATTTGCGTTGTCTCTTTTCCCTGAAACTGAGCTAAAATTTCTTTAAAATGATTAATTTTTTTGTAAGCATAGAAGCAAACTTCTTTAGGTGGTTCTTTATAAGATGGTTTTTCATTTTCAATGAGATACGGGATATTGACGGCACAAATATTGCATATAAGGACACCTTCATCATCAAGTGGAATGAGCTCACCTTTAAAACAATGCTGACATATATCAGTAGAACGAATAAATGAATTCATATCAATAAATGTTTCATCGATATTGCTAAGATATTTTTGAACAATATTTTTATTTTTATTTTCATTTACATTTTTATCTGGATTATCGTTTTGAATTTTAAAGAAATTAAAAAGTATTTGGTTTTTTGTAGTGATTGGTTTGGTCGAGTTATCAACTGTAGAATTTGGATCAGTATTATTAATATTTTTTTTATTTTCAAAATATTCAAAAATAAATTTAGAATTATCTAGAAAATAGTTATTTTTTTTGTTTTTGAGTTCCTTGATAGTTTCATTGATTTCCTTTACGCGATCTTTCATATCCATAATTTCTTCAATATTTGCAGCTTTATCGAGAGTTTCAAGTTGCACCTTTAATTCAGCCTTTTCTTGTTTTAATTTAGGTATTGTATCAAATTCATTTTTAGAGAATTCATTAATAAATTCTTTATGTTTTCCATCTAATGTAGTTGTGTATTTTTTGCAAATACGAATTTTTTTGTTAGATTTAGGCTTAAAACTAGGCATAACGCTATTAATATATTAAAGAGTAAATAATTATTTAATTAGATATTTTAAAAAAGATATAATTTAAAGAAAAAGAATATAAAATATTTATATTTATTCATTGGTTTAAAGATCAATAAAAGTTTCAGATAATAAAGTAATAGAATAATGAGTCTTGCAACAGATATAGTTATTAATGTTAATAATAACGGACAGATTGAAATAGATCAAGATAAATTTAAAAAAATGGTATTTTTATACAATGCTTTAGATAATGGATGGTCAATTAAAAAAAGAAATAATTCCTACATTTTTCAAAAAAACCATGAAGGTAAAAAAGAGATTTTTGACGACAACTATTTGTCCATATTTATGAAGGATAACTCAAACATTAATAATTTTATGTCGTAATATGTAGGTAGCGAATTTAATTTAAAAATCAATTAAATTAAATTTAGGAATATTTTTTTCTTTAGCAATATTATATAAAATGGGAGGTGGTTTAATGCAACTCGTGGCTTACGGAGCTCAGGACGTTTACCTTAAAAGCCTGTAGGGTAGAAAAACATCAGGGAATATCGAAAAAATAAGATATTCATAAAGCCTTTTATGGATCCTTTTAGGACCATTGATGTTAATCAGGGATTTAAAATCATAATGATTTTAATAGAATAACCCTGGTAAGAAAATCAAACTGCTTGAAACCCCTAAAACTTATTCTACTAAGCAATTATTGTGAAGTAATTGTGGCCAAGACAAAGACCTTGGGTATAGTAAAAATGAATAAGATGAATTGAACTAACAAGTTCGATAAAATGGGCAATGAGCATCCAAGCTTCTTTAAATGAAATAAAACTAAATACTAATTAAAATAATATAAATATAAATTTATAAATATAGCATATAAATAAATGTCTTGCGAAAAGTGTAACGACAATGAAGAAATAATATGCGACAAGATATGCGACAAATGTGATCTTAGTTATCCAATAAATAACTACAGAAAATATGAAACCAAATTTGGAAAAACATGTAAAAAGTGTTTAAACGAATTAGATAAGGCAAGAAAGAAAAATCTCAGACAACAAAAAGCTGAAAATACTATTGCAAAATGTGAAAAATGTCAACAAGAAAAGGCATTAAAATGTTTTGCAAAGTTAAAGAAGTTTTATAAAAAAAGGATTTGTCTTTCTTGTTATCCTAAATTTTTAACAGAACAAAAAACAGCGTGGTGCAAAAATGAACATAATACAAATATAAATTATAGAATTAAAAAATCATTAGCAGCACGATTAAGAGCAGTTTTAGTTAAAAATGATTCAACTATGAATTATATTGGATGCAATATTCAATATTTAAGAGAGTGGTTTGAATATAATTTCACAAGTGAAATGAATTGGGATAATTATGGTTCTTACTGGTCGATTGATCACATTATACCTGTTTGTAAGTTTAATTTAACTTTAGAAGATGAGAAATTTAAATGCAGTAATTGGTCTAATTTAATGCCCGTTACTGTTAATTATAATTTATCAAAAAAAGAAATAGATATGGATCAAATAAATAGTATTTTAAACAAATTAGAAAAATTTAAAGAAGAAGGTTCAACGACTAAATGGTTTTCGTGTGAATTTATATTAAATAAAGAACTAGCTTTAATGAAATAAATAAAAGCAAATATTAATTCACTTTAAGATATAGTCTAATCCTTATTGAAAGATAAGGTAGAGGAATTGTACAGGAAATCCTCAGATCACTTTTTGGAAAGTGACATACAGACGTTACACTAACTTTGCTATTGAATCAATCGAGCAAACTTTCAATGGACAAGCCGATTTCGGTCGTCGTGTTCAATGCGTGATCAGCCGCAATGGTGATCTCGCTTACCGCACTTATCTCCAGGTTACTCTTCCCGAGATCAATCAGCTTATGGGCATTGCATCCTTCGCCGTTGGCGTTGGTTCTGGTGTGTATGCTCGTTGGTTAGATTATCCCGGTGAGCAACTTATTGCTCAAGTTGAGGTTGAGATTGGTGGTCAAAGAATCGACCGTCAATATGGTGACTGGATGCACATCTGGAACCAACTTACCATGACTGCTGAGCAACAACGCGGCTACTTCAAGATGATTGGTAACACCACCCAGCTTACCTTCATCACCGATCCCTCTTTCTCTGAGGTTGACGGTCCTTGCGACTCCTTGGCTCCTCGTCAAGTTTGCGCCCCCCGTAACGCTCTTCCTGAGACCACTCTTTATGTGCCACTCCAATTTTGGTTTTGCACCAACCCTGGTCTTGCGTTACCTTTGATTGCTCTCCAGTACCACGAGGTCAAGATCAATCTTGATATCCGTCCTATTGACGAGTGCTTGTGGGCTGTTACCACTTTGAGCTGCAATTCTGGCGCCCAAGCTTCTGGATCCGTTACATCTGGTAACCAGTATGCTCCTGGCCGCCCTGTTCCTGCCGCCATTGCCTACAATCAATCTTTGGTTGCTGCCTCTTTGTATGTTGACTATGTGTTCTTGGACACGGATGAGCGCAGACGTTTCGCCCAAAATCCTCACGAGTACTTGATCACCCAGCTTCAGTTCACTGGTGATGAGTCCGTTGGTTCTTCTTCAAATAAGATCAAGCTCAATTTCAATCACCCTGTGAAGGAGCTTATCTGGGTTGTGCAACCCGATCAAAACGTAGATTATTGCTCATCTTTGGTGTGCGATGCTCTTTTGTTCAAGGTTCTTGGTGCTCAACCCTTCAACTACACGGATGCTATTGATGCTCTCCCCAATGCTATCCACGCTTTCGGAGGCCCTGCCGCCCTTGCTGCTGACAGCCGTGCTTACATTGATGCCCGTGGTCTTTTCGAGGATGCTGGTGCTCTAGATTACGAGATTCCTGCTGGTTTTACTGGATACTGGCACGGCCCTAATAATCCTTACAACCAGGCCAATATGGGAGGTGTTGAATCTCCTGTATCTACTCAACCTTCTAATCTTGATCCTGTTCTCATTGCTCAACTCCAAAGTTTGTCTGGCAGCAATCATCTTGAGAATTCTGCTGTCTCTGATGCTGGCACTTTCGTTCTAACGGAGACCTCTTTGGACTTGCACTGCTGGGGCCAAAACCCTGTTGTCACTGCCAAGCTCCAACTCAATGGTCAAGATCGTTTCTCTGAGCGTGAAGGAACTTACTTCAGCTTGGTGCAACCCTACCAGGCGCACACTCGCTGCCCTGATGAGGGTATTAACGTGTACTCTTTTGCCCTCCGTCCTGAGGAACATCAACCCAGCGGCACGTGCAACTTCTCGCGTATAGATAACGCGACACTCCAACTTGTGCTCTCAAATGCCACAGTTGAGGGAACAAAGACCGCCAAGGTGCGTGTCTATGCTACAAATTACAACGTAAAAATTCTTAGTGCGTTGAAAAGTTACCTACAAAGACAAAGTGAGCTCTTGTCTTTGATCAAAATAGTTAAGCACTCACAAAATATGCTAGTAGCTAGTGGAATTGTCTGTTTGTGACTAAACAGCATTCTGCAAAATACCTTGTTGTTCGAGAAACCCCTTAGAGCCTTTTATACCAAGTGCTATTCCGAAAGGAAAGCATGGCGGAGACTAAACTCCGGTATGGTAATAATTAAAAGGATTGGGCAACTCGCATGCTTACTACCTAAATCCGCTATGATAGGATATGGTAGGGCGTCAGAGACTGAACGGGTGTTGGCTGTCGATGAAGGATTAATCATCTGGAGACAGCTTAAGATACAGTCCATCCACTAGGGAAACTTAGTGGGATCATAATTGGCTAAGAATTATGTCAGGTATGGGAGGGTTAGCATATTCCAATTGAGCGGATTGGAATATTTTTCAAGTATATATGTATATATATATACAAAAAATCAACTTAAAAACATTCATATTATATAATATACAATATGAATAAAGTAGAACTTTTAAAACCTATGCGTCCAATATACTCAACAAATGAAGATTTAATGTGTGGAGAAATTTATTATAACAATCGCACATACTTGATTGATTTAAAAGACAAGGATAGACTTATTAATTGCAAAAAACATTTTATTTTTGCGAATAATTATGATATATATCCATCTTATTCGTGTAATTATAAAAGATTTAATTATTTAGATTTTTTATTCTCATTTGATCCCGATACATCATGTTATATATTTTTAAATGGTAATAAATTTGATTTAAGAAAACATAATGTAAAAATTTATCATTATTATCATAATGTTATTTCTCAAAAATATAATGTAATTGAATATATTAGTGGTCATTATTTAACTATGGGTCAAGATTCAAATGTTATGAAAAATCCTATGTGGAAAATTATAGAAAATGATAAAGAATATTGGTTAATGTATTGTGAAAAGGATACAATTTGTAAATTATGCATTAAAAGCTACAATAAAATATTGGAGTATGAAAATAATTTTAATAGTAATAAAAAAATTACTTGGTATAAACATCAAAATGGATATATATTATGCTCCAGTAATTTATATATCCATCAAATAATTACAGGTTGTTATGGAAATGGCAAAGGAACCACAACTGTTAGTGTAGATCACATAGATCAAGACCCATTAAATAATACTTGGGAAAATCTTAGAATAGCGACAAGAAAAGAACAAGAACAAAACTCAAAAGGAATTAAACCAGGAACAAAAAGAGAAAGAAAACATGGTGCACAAAATTTACCAGATGGAATAACACAAGATATGCTTAAAAAATATGTAGTTTATTATAAAGATTATGCTGATAAAGAAAAAACACAATTGCGTGAATATTTTAGAATAGAAAGGCATCCAAAAATAGATAAACCTTGGTCTACAACAAAATCATGTAAAATAACTATACAAGAAAAACTATTGCAAGCTAACAAAGTTGTAGATGATCTAGAAAATGACATTTATCCAGAAAAAGAAACCGCTTTACCCAAGTACGTTTCTTTAATAGTTTCAAGAGGAAAACCACATTTAGTATTCGAAAAGAGAATAGATGATAAAAGATTAAATGTTAAAATGGTATTACCAGAAGAATATGATTTGCAGGAGCAATTAGAGATATTAAATGCAAAAATAAAGGATAAATATGGAGCTATTAATATATTATAGTTAAACAACTTAAATACAAGAGTATATGCTACAATATACAATGATACAACCCAGTATCGAAAAAGACAACGAAACTCATTTAAATAGATTTAAATTGGCACCACCCAGTCCATCTTACATCGCTGGTCTAATTGATGGAGATGGATGTATTTTTATACGAAAAATAGAAGACGGATATCAATCAGGAATAAGTATTTCTCAATGCCGAACAAATGTATTACAAATAATTCGTTATCATTTTGGAGGCAGTATAACATCATGTTCAAATAGAAATGATAAAACAGTTGATATAATGGATCAAGAAAACATACACAAACATAATATAAGAAATCAATATAATCTTTTAATTAGAAGCAATGAGTATCAATTATTATTAGATTATATTAAAGATAGTTTTGTTGTAAAGCATGACAGAATAATGTGTTTGTATGAAATGAATAAACTAGTGCATATTTCAAATAAGACAGACGAAAAAGAACAATTACATTTATTATGTTCATCTAAGGCAATTTTAAAGGATGAACATTTAACAAAAATAAATGTAGAATATATTCAAGGATTATTTGATGCCGAAGGATGTATTTATATTGATAAAAATACACATAAATATCATGTTTCAATTGCACAAAAAAATCATCCTCAATTGTTATTAGAAATACAACATTTTTTTAAATTTGGAAAAGTTTATAATTTTCAGTTTTGTATTAGTAAAAAAGATGATTGTATAAAATTTATTGAATTAATGAAACCTGGAGTAATTGTAAAATATAATCAAGTCATTGCATTTGAAACTTTTTTAAATACTGCTGATCCGTTTGCTAAAAATGAAATGTATAAAATTTGTAATAAGGAAAAACATAAAATAGAACATTTTACTGATTTAAATCAGAATGAAATTGGAAAAGAAAGATTTCAAGAAAATATAGATTTAAAAAATAAAAAAGAATTAGTTTGTAATGAAATTGCTTTAAAACAAGTTTATAAAGAAAAATCTGAAAAAATGACGGGACCAGGCAATCATAATTTTGGTAAAGAATTTTCAGAAGAGCATAAGAAAAAAATGTCAGATTCAATTCGTGATGCAAAAAAAGGTGTTAGCGATGAAACTATTTTAGAAGTAAGAAAACTCATTAAAGAAGGAAAAACAAATATTGAGATACAAGAAATACTACAACTCTCGAGACATAATGTAACGAGAATTAAATGTGGAAATATTATTTGTAGAACAGAAGAAAAGGTGGTTAAAGATAAATCAACACAAGAAGAAAGAAATATTGCAAAACGAAAAATTGCTTTAGATGAAATTTTTATTGTAGTTGATAAATTGATTAAAAATGAAAAACCTACTGCAATATTAGAGTTTTTAAATGATAGACGACATGGTTATAAAAATTACAATAAATTAACTGTTGATATTATTAAAAATATTAAACGAAATATTAATCAAAATATAATGCCTTTTTATCAATCAGAAATGTCTGTAGAAGATTATACATATTATAAAAATGCCATTGAAGAATATAGTATTGCATCGAATAAAATATAAAACTTCTAGACTGACAAATAATATTTAAATAGTATTAATTATTATTTAATACAACAATTTAAATACAATAATTTAAATACTTATAATGTCATTTAATCCTACAATTTTAGTCTTTGGTGCAAATGGATGGATTGGTTCTAAGGTATATAATTTGTTAGTTGCTTCAAATAAAACTACAACAGTTTATAAGGCTCAATCTAGAGCAGATGATGCAATCGCAGTTGAAAAAGAACTAGACAGTTTTTCTAACACAGTAACCCATGTTATGAGTTTTATCGGTAGAACACACGGAACATATGAAGGAGAATCAATTAGCACAATTGACTACTTAGAGAAGCCTGGTAAACTAGTAGAAAATATGCGAGATAATTTATTTTCGCCATTAGTGTTAGCTGAAATTTGCAAAAAACGCAACATTCATTTTACTTATCTAGGAACCGGATGTATTTTTGACTACGATGAAACACATCCATTAGGTGAAGTCGATACAGGATTTGTTGAAAGTGATAAACCCAATTTCTTTGGATCATCTTATTCAATTGTAAAAGGATATACTGACAGATTAATGCAAACAATGTATAACACTAGTGCATTAAATGTTAGAATACGAATGCCAATTACAGATGAAAAAAATCCTCGCAATTTTATTAGCAAGATAACAAATTATCATAAAATATGCTCTATTCCAAATTCAATGACCGTTTTAAATGAATTGTTACCAGTGTTAATTGAAATGGCTATAAAAAATCTAGTAGGAACAGTTAACCTAACAAATCCAGGAATTATAACTCATAATGAAATTTTAGAAATGTATAAAGAAATAGTTGATCCAAATTTTACTTGGGATAATTTTTCTATTGAAGAACAGAATGCAATTTTAGCTTCAAAAAGATCGAATAATTGTTTAAATACAGAAAAGTTAGAAAACATTGCGACTGTTAAAGATATCAAGACGTCTGTTAAAGATACAATAATACAGATGAAAACTAATGCAAATACTAATGCGAATGATTTATTTGTCAGTTTTTCAGGAGTAGGATTTTCTTTATAAGCGTTATAACATAATAAATATTTTATATAATGTATTTATTATGAAATTGTTAGTTACAGGCGGCTGCGGCTTTATTGGTTCTAATTTTATTAATTATTATTTCAAAGAAAATCCAAATGCAGATATAGTTAATATAGACGCAATGTATTATTGTGCTTCCGAAACCAATATTTCCGACACTGTTAGAAATTCTGACAGATATCATTTAGTAAAAGGCAACATAAGTTCTTTTGATTTGATTGCAAATATTTTAATTTTTTATCAGATTGATACTGTAATACATTTTGCAGCACAATCTCATGTTCAAAATTCATTCGACAATGCATTGCAGTATACCCACGACAATGTAGTTGGGACTCACACTTTATTAGAAGCATGTCGTAAATATGGAAAAGTAAATCGTTTCATACATATTTCAACTGACGAGGTTTACGGCGAGTCGATGTTATCAGAAGATGAAGAAAAGAAACACGAAGGATCTATTTTGTGTCCAACAAATCCATATGCGGCAACAAAAGCGGCAGCTGAATTAATTGCAAAGTCATATTATCATTCATTCAAAATGCCTATTATTATTACACGTGGCAACAATGTTTACGGACCAAATCAATATCCTGAAAAACTTGTGCCAAGATTTATTGAGTTACTTTTACAAGGTAAACCTGTTACTATTCAAGGCGATGGATCTAATGTGCGCGCATTTTTGCACGTTAATGATGTATGTAGTGCTTTAAAATTAGTATTGGAAAAGGGAGAAATAGGTGAAATATATAATATCGGTAGCGACGATCATCATGAATATACTGTTACACAAATTGCACATATTCTGATAAACAAGATAGTAAAAACGCAGGAGTATGATATGTGGATTAAATATATAGAAGACCGACCGTTTAATGATAAACGATATTATATTAGTAATCAAAAGGTTAAAAATCTGGGTTGGATAATTGATACCGATTTTGATAAGGGTTTAAATGAATTAATTAAAACAATGACAACCAATGCGTCGTCTATTTAATTAATAATTGTTAGATATTTATTTTTTATAACTCTCTAAATGTGTATCTAATGCATCACGTGGAAGTCTTAAAATAGGGTCTAGTAAAGCAGTGTTTACAAGTTTAAATGTATTGTAAAGTGGTTCACTTACTGTTTTTGCAACAAATTCTACATCTGAAACAGACCAAATATCGTTACCTATTAATTGTTTACTTCCTTTATTTAAGTGTGTTAATAAATTGATTAAAATATTTTTTTTTTCAACAGAAGTGACATCAAGAGTATTCTCAAAAGATTCCATAGCATCTAAAGCAACATTTAATGATCGAACAATAAATGCATCAATACTCTTATCAATTTCTTGAATATTTAATTTTAATTCTTTTAAAAATTTACAATGTTCATTGTTATTTGGGGTTTCAGATCCAGATCCAAGTGCCAACTCTGGAAGCACTTCCCCCGCTATGTCTACTTTACATTGGGCAATTACTACGGCCGCTTCAGCATCATATACTTTACGGGTAGCTTTCACTAGCTTATCTCTGGCTACTTCTTGGTCAGAAGAGTTCATTTGTACTGCGCTCAACCAAGTATCTTTAACCGCGATTTGTTCTTTCCAAGCTAGAGCTAATTCCTGTTGAGCCTTAACCAATGTCTCTTTGGCTTTGATGTATGCAACTAGTCCGGCTTCTCCTCTTACTGTGTTAGTCATATTATATAATAACTATACATTATTTAATTTACCAAAAAAATAATTTATAGAGCATTAATTGTGATCATTATCTAATGAAAAATATCATTTAAACCAACCAAAATACGATTATTGCAATTATTATGGTTATTTATTTTTTATCTAACTCATCGCGTGTTAGTTTTAAAGCAGGTCTTAATAAAGCTGTATTTACAAGTTTAACTGTGATGGGAAACGCATCACTTACTGTTCTTGAAACATAATTCACTTCTGAAACAGACCAAATATCTTTGCCTATTAATTGTTTACTTCCTTTGTTTATTTCAAGTAATAATTTTTCCAAAAGAAGTTTCTTTTGATTACCCGCATCATTAAAGCCGTTCTCAACCGCATTTATAGCATCTAAACTAAAATTTAATGCACTTATTACTGCTGCGTTCGCCATATTATATAATAACTATATATTATTTGATTTACAAAAAAAATAATTATAGAGAACTATTATATGTCGAATCATAATTCTATTATTAACTATGAAGCACTTTTAAATTTAAGTAAATTTGCTCAAAAAGAATACACTCAAAGAGGAGATGCTCAAAGAGTTATATATGAACAAAATAAAACAAATTACGAAGTATTATTAAATTTAACTAAACCTTATCAAAAAGGAGAAAATAAAATCACTAATGCAAATTTAGAAGCAAAACTAGAACCAAATTTAGAAGCAAAACTAGAAACAAAACTAGAAACAAAACTAGAACCAAATTTAGAAACAAAACTAGAAACAAAACTAGAACCAAGTTTAGAAGCAAGTTTAGAAGCAAGTTTAGAACCAGATACTAAAAAGGAAGATCATATTTTTAGTAAAAAAATAAAAACAAAGTTTAATTTAGATAAAATTAATAAAATCAATAAAAATATTTCGGAAGAATATAAGGTATTAAAAGATACAATAAAAATAGATGAACTTATTGAAAAAATTACAAATAATATTAATCTTGATATTATAGAACTAGTAAATATTTATAAATCAAATGATAAAAATATTGCAAATACAAGTGAAATTTTTTTATTAAAATTTCTAAAAAAAATACAAGAAAATAGAGTTTTTTAAATTATTCAAAATATTGTTGTATTTTATAAAATATTTTTTTCAAATAATATCCTACATATGTTTTCATAATATCAGATGCATTTCCACTAATTTTAAATGTGACAATAAATATAAATTTATTATTAATCTTTTCTATTGATACTAATAAATTATCTATATTAATATTAATTATATTATTTATTACATCACTTGTTGTTTTAACATCTAATCCTATAATTTCACATTTATTATCTAATATAAATTTTGATTGTGTTTTTAAATTTAAACATATACCATCCATATCATCAAATGTATCATCCTCAAAAATATTTTTAAATGCAATAACAATATTATCTATTGAAGGATCAATATCTTCCTTTTTATTTTCATATTTTTCAATAATATCTTCATTTAATTGATAAAGTAAATCAAAAAAATCACCATTTTGTATTATTTCAAATACATTTGCATCAGCATTATTTTGTTCAATTACTAAATTAATTTTAAATTCACCTAAATTATTTCTTTCTAGTAATATGTTTTGTTTATCACAAATTTTACGAAAACAATCATCTTTTGACATGTTATATAATATTATAATATATATTATAATAATATATATTATAATAATATATATTTACATATTTACTTATTTGCATATTAATTTATCAGGTATTATAAATTTATTATAAATTTCATGTAAAGGCATATTATTAGATAATAAATTTAATACGTTAAATGAACTGATAGTATTTAAAAATATTTCACATATATCCCTTCTAATAGATAAATATTTATTATAATCATTAACAAATTTTATTATTATATTAAAATCACTGTTATTTAAATAACCATTTTTAAGTAATATCCCTTGTTTGTATAAGTCTAATAATTTTTCTACTAAATATGATATAGTATTTTTATCTATATTTTCAGAATTTTCTATAAGATTTTTTATAAGAACAGTAAATACACATTCATAATCATTGTTCATTAATGCAAAGATTAGATTATTTATAAAATTATATTCAAAATCATTCATTTTTTTACAAATGCCAAAATCGATTAATCCAATTTTATATACATCCCCACTCTTGATAAAAATTATATTACCAGAATGCAAATCGCAATGGATTATTTTTTTAACAAGAAGAGAACTCATTTGATATTTATTGAATATAGGATGATATATTTCTAATTCTTCAGAATTTAATTTATTAATATTTTTTCCTTCTAAAAAATCCATTACAATTAATTTATTATTATATGCAGTATATTTTGTATACACTTTTGGTATTACGATATTTTTTGATTTTTTATAACTATTAAAAAATAGCTCATTGTTTTTTATTTCCTTTAAAAAATCACACTGATCTATTAAACATTTTTTTAAATTTAAAACAATACTATCATTAAATGTGAAATTAGAAACAAAAGGCATATAGCGCAGTAAATTAATTATATTAATGATAGTTTTAATCGTATTTAAACTATTTAATATATTATTTTCTATATCTTTTCTTAACATTTTTATTACTATTTCAGTATCATTTAATTTTCCTTTAAATACTAATGCAATTGTTCCTGAGTTAATAGGAGTAAAACTATTTACTGTTAATACATCGTTGTTAGATTTTGCAAACTTAATTAAATTATTTAAAGAGGTTATATCAATATCTTTGTCAGTATATGCAACATTATTAGTAAATTCTATAAAAAAATCTTGTAGTTCTGTATTGTTTGTAGTATCCATTAATTGCCATTGAAAAATTTTAACATAATAAACATTTATTTTGGATATAATAAAACAACATTTTTTAATAAAATCATTAAAGCTAATAATATTTAATTTGTATCTAAAAAAACATAACATAAACTGAAATAGATATATGATAAAAAAAATATACATTATATTATATATTTAGTTATTAATTTTCTCTAAATATTTAACTGTAAATACATTTTTAATTATATATGTACATATGAGCACATATCATCACGATTAATATGAATATGAATATCATTAGTTTTCTTGTTCTAAGTCTTGTTCTAAGTCTTGTTCTAAGTCTGTATTTCTATCGTCTTCTATTTTTACTTCTGATACTTCTTCATACTCTTGACCATTCCATCTTACATTTTTAGAATTAAATAATTTATTCATATTTTGCACTTCTGGTTTGTCAGTAGATGCAAATCTGGTAAACAATGTTTTGATTTGTTCGTCGTCTCTAAAACGTGCACTATATTCTTGTTGGATATTATTTCGACCAATACGACCTAATGCTTGGATAATTTTCTCTTGAGTTAAACAAAGATCTTTACTTAAATAACCGTGACAGAATTGGTAATTTGTTCCATAAATATAGTCACTATCTGCAATGATCAAGTATAAATGCTGCGCATCTGCCAATTTCTTCATTATTTCAGTATATGCGCTACTTTTATGCTCAGTGAATACTCCAATACCTAATAGCAATAATACTTTCCAGCTATCATCTACATCATTTAACAACATAATGGATGCAATATCATCTTCATTAACATTGCTTATAAATGCAGTTGGTGCTACAATACTTGGAGCCCATTTTTCCTTATGTGCTAATTTATTTGGAACGAATAGGTCATTCAACTTTGCATTTTTGATCATTCCAGATAACATTTCTAATTGTTCCTTAAGACCAACTATATTTTTGTCCTTTGACTTATCAATCATATCTCCTGCAATTTTATCACGTTTCTTTGTTTCTTTTTTATCAAAACTTGCACTAGATCCCGCTCCAGTTTTTTTTGAAATTTGTTCTTGAGCTAATTCTAATTCTGATTCAATCAAAGCCTTTTTCTCGGCAACTTCATTATTGAATTCAATCTTGTCTTGAATATCTTTCATAACACTCGCAGGAATATTTGCCTGTTGAATACAAAATTTGGCTATTTTCGTTACGTCATTTGCTAAGAATATAGTAGGACCATCTGTAAGAGTATGTGCATCTTTTGTAGTCACATATATTGCACAACTTCCAATCGGAGGAGGAACAGCTGCATTTAATACTTGCATACTATTTGTGCGTTCAATATTACATCCTGCTTTTGCTAAGGCATTCGGAATATTTATACCAGGACCGACACTCGCTGATTTTGATATTTTATTACCTTTAGGATCCACTACATTATTATGATTAATTTTGCGAGTTCTTGTTTCAATGAAATATGTATAAACTTGACTCCAGTTTTCAGGTATAATATTTTTTAATATTTTAAGATAATATATTTTAATAGACTGCATTGTAATGTCGGTTGCACTAATAAAATTCCTAGAAAATTTTGCAGCAGATGTAACCAGATTACTCTGTTCAACATATAAGATAAACTTGGACGCCTCGGTTAAATCAAAGTATCTAAGTAATGTCAAATTTTCTTCACAATGTTGAACTATTTCTAGAACCTCAGTATAGTTGCTGCTAATGTAATGAGGCATTATTGTATATCCGTTATTATTTACAATAGGAATTGTTTTGCGACAATCGTGACTGACTATATTAAATATTCGAGGTTGTCGAATAAATTTTTCAATTTGACCATCTCTTTGATTACAAAATACATAATTTGCAAATTTCTGATTAAAATCTTCAATTGTTTGTTCTAACTCGTGCATTTTAGGTAACGTAGCTGAAGATAATACTACATTTGGAATTATATTTTCTTTCCAATTTTTCTTAATTACTTTATGCAAATCGTGTTCTAAATAATCTAATGTAATTGTTGGCTCATCCCAATAAGTGACAATTTCTTGCGCCGTATTGAATGACATCATATAATACATTGCTACCAAATAAGAACGAACATCGCAAATAATGATTTCCACTTTGTCGCCTACAGAATTGTCTACTTTTCGAATACCACCAGTTCGTCTATCTCTCGTATACTCTTTGGCTGCAAAATAGTGTAGCCTAATATCCGCAGCGCTGGAACAACCAAAGGCAAATGCAATATGTTTATTAGCTGAAATGGCTGATCTTGCCAATGCGATACCAACGTGTCTAGCAGCACAAACAAATATGACCTTGTGTGTTTCAGATAGACCAATTGGTGTCAATGTTTTACCAGTACCAGTCGGGGCAATATACAAAACAAGTTTAGGACATTGTATTTTGCTTACAGAAAATATTTCTTTTTGATGGCTATACAATTGCATATCACTATACTTTAATAAACTTACATTCCGCTCGATGTATTCGTATGCATTTTTAACTATTTCGATTAACTCAACTTCTCGTTCCAAGTTTTCTAAAATAGTAGTTAGTATTAGTTTAACGTGACAGTTGACCTTGTCAATATTATTCTGCATAAGATTAATAAGAGTATAATAATGAAATAACCACCGTTTATTGTTAGTAATTTTATATTCAAACATTTGCTCCAGTTGTTTGACTAGAATGAATTCATATATTTCAGTCGAGTTCTCGTCAATTGCGTCCGTTCGTCCGATGCGAATTTGATCACTACTTCTGAGCTTAACAAGAGTAGATATTCTGATACTGCAAATAAAATTGTCGTCTCGATCTTTTTCTTTTTCTCTAGAGGATTCTGTATTGACTTCACCATCTTTTTTTGCGCGATATTTATTATTATCGGTATTGAATTTGACATAGGTAATTCTGCTTCTATCCAAAATAGATTTAATTCGAGTCGCAAAGTGTTTGTTGTAAAGAAAGTCTTCCAGTTGTTGACTATATTCTATCTTTAAAAATGTAAAGAGAGAATTAGTTTTGTTAGTTTTAATATTTACATCTGTGTATCCAGACATAATTAATTTTAATATTATAGCTTCTTCTTCAGAAACTGGGAGCTCAATAGAGTTCCATTCAGATTTAGATAATTTACGTTGTTTAAGATCCATTTTTAATGAGTAGGGTTTATGCTTTAATAAAAGAATTGTCTTTAAATATTTAAATTTCAATTTTTTAGAAATTCATATATTTATACATTTATAATTTATAAAGTGTATAAAAAGCAAATAAAATTGAAATTTAAAAAGGGTTAAAAATAAAAGTATATATATGAACAACTAACAATGTCACAAACAATGTCAACAAATAAAGTTATTCTGGTTTCATTTGATGGTAACATTGGTTCGGGTAAAAGCACTATGATGAAACAAGCTCAGGACTATTATAAAAATCAGACTAATGTTATATTTGCAAAAGAGCCCGTAGATAAATGGGCTCAAATAAAGGATAAGAATGGCACTGAAATGCTGAAGTTATTTTATCAGGATCAAAAAGCGCACGCGTTTAAATTCCAAATAATGGCTTTTACTTCTCGACTGGCTGGGCTAAGAGAAATTGTAAAGGCAAATCCGGATAAAAATATTGTAATTATAACCGAACGAAGCTTATACACTGACAAGGAAATATTTGCAAAAATGTTGCACGATCAAGATAAAATGTCAGATGTAGAGCATCAGATTTATTTAACATTGTTTGACGAATTTGCTTCCGAGTTTGAAGTAAACAAGGTTGTTTATATTAAGGCTGATCCTGAAAAATGTTATGAACGTATACATATTCGTGCAAGAGAAGGTGAAGACCTAATCCCATTGACATATCTAGAGGAATGTCATAAATATCACGAAGAGTTTTTGGATTTAGATCGAGGGCTATTTAAGGAGCAATTAGTGTTAGATGGCAATCAAGATATTTATCAGAATGCAACTTTGGCGTCAGAATGGTTGCAGCAGATTGATTCTCTCATTATGAGTGAAATCCAAGTCTAAATATTAGTTTTGTATAAAGTCTTTAAGTTCAAATTTGTAAATAAATAATTAATTTATTTTTTATTTGAATATTTATAGTTCTTCTTCTAAAACAATTGTTTTTGTTTTGACATTTGTTGCAGTTTTTGATTTAGCCGTTTTAACTGTTTTTGCAGATTGTTTTTCATCTTTTATCCGTTGTTTTTCCGCATCTTTTTCAGTTTTGATTCTTTCTTTTTCTACTTTAGCTCTTTCCCTTGCCGCTGCATTTTCTTCTTTTTCTCTTTGTTTTGCCGCTGCATTTTTTTGTCTTGCCTCTTTTATTAATGTGGACATTTTTTTTTTATCAATAAATGAAAAGGCTGAAAAGGCATCATCGTTAGACTCTTTTTGAGATGCTTTTTTAGTAACACTAGATGATTTTTTTCTAAGCGAAGAGGTTTCTCCCTTTCTTTTTGGCGATGCAACTTTATTTTCGATTTTAAGTGAAGATGATGAAGTTTCTGGTCTAATTGACTGAGAAAATAATTTGTATTTATCTTTCACAACAGGATACATGTAAGATTTATTTACAACTTCTGGTCCTTCCTCCATTTCCATTATTTCTAACAATTTGGTATAATATATTTGTGATTCAAAAGTATGTATTCCAGATTCTAGTCCACTTATCATACCGTGAATTTTTGCCGATGTCATTGGTTCACGAAATACTTCAGAAAAATGTTTTGCTATCTTATTATTTATAAAATTAGTATACCCTCGTATCACATTTCGTAAATAATCGTTTTTATTATCATACAACTCTGTTTTTTCCATTATAGCTTTATATACATCTTTGCTCGGTATTTCTGGATTTTTTAAACACAGTTCCGTAAAAAACATTGACCAGGCCTCACAATATCCATTAGGTTCTATCAGTGCATTAATTGGAATAGTGCTGGTACTTTCTAGAGCCTGAACGCCGCGTATAACAGGACAAACATCATGTGCTTTTACTAGTATAATTTGTTCTACTATTTCTCCTTCTTCTTTATGATCTTCAATATATTTATTTATTTGTTTTACAAATTCTTCTAAATATTCATTTAACTTTTGACGAACCAATTGAGAACTTGGACCACTGTATTCATTTCCATGTGGTTCAAAATGTTCTATCTCATTTGTGTTTTCTCGATATATTAATAAATTCGCATGTGCTCCACCAGTTATAAAAAAGGTTACTGGTATTATTATTATTTTAATTCCATTTATAATACATTTAGCTATATTATTGGCATAATTTTTTATCATATCGGTTTGTTTATCTTCTAATATTTTAGGTTTATTTTCCATTATTTCAATTTTTAAATGCATAGAATATTTATCTTGACTTACCAATATACAATTCATTTTATATTTTTTAAAAAGATATAAATAAAATAAATTGGCTAAAAGAGGGCTTCCAGTAAATGCAGCAACATTTTCGTGTGATTGAAATATTTTATCCATTTTTTTCGCTACTGCTGCATTGTAGTTTAATTTATCTGAAAGTGGAATAGGCATTTTTAATTTAATATCTTCATGGTCTTTAATATCTGCATGATCTGATGCAACTGAAGATTTGGATTTGGATTTGGATCTAGGCAACGGCTCATCAGAACCTTTTGGCTCAAACTTTTTAGGCGACTTAGAAGCACTTTTAAAAGATCTCGATTTCGATTTTAATGTATGTTTATGACTTGATCTGGAATTACTACTTTTTGGTTTACTACTTTTTGATTTACTACTTTTTGATTTACTACTTTTTGGGTTTTCTAGATCCATTATATATTATTAAAAGATTTAAATAATATATAACATAGATGATTATTATAAATGGATTCAACAAATATTAATACCAACACTAATGAACTAACAAAAGATATTGTTGTTAGTTGTCCATGGTGTGCAACTCCTATTTTAATAGAAAAACTGAATTGTCGGATTTTTAGACACGGAACTTTAATTTCAAATGGACAACAAATGAATCCACACGAAACAAAAGAGATTTGTGATTATTTTGTTGCAAACAATATGATATATGGATGCGGTAATCCATTTAAAATTATAGAAAATGAAAAAAAAGAATTTATTGCTATTAAATGCGAATATATTTAGAATTAGAATTATATTAGAATTATATTAGAATTATATTAGAATTACTGTTTGATAAATCGGAAAACAATTTGCTTGTAGACTGTGTTACCATTATATTGTGACGCATTTTCCTGAAAATAATCAATAAAATCTTGTATATTCCTTGTATTTAAGATTTCTTGGTCGTTGATTATTAATTTTATAGTATAGTTTATTCCGTTCAATGCAATTTTATATTTACCCAGAATGAATTTCATATGTTTTACATTTATTGCGGTCCATGTATATCTTGGATCCAGAACTTGCACATAATTGTTAAAAAGGTTGTTATAAACATAAGTTAGACCGTAATGAAATATTCTTTTGATGTATTCTTCGTCTGATATGATTTCTATTCCATCTTTATCAAATTTTATACTTTTATTTAAAAACTCATTTTCATAGTCATTTGCAGTTTCAATATTATATGCCATTTTGTTTGGTTTGTTTGTTTGTTTAATTGATGCTTATATTATATATAATCATAATTATTTCAATTTTTTAATAAATAAATTGAAATAAATTTTCAAGAATATAACAACATTATAAATATAAATAAAATGCTTTCTGCTATTAAAAAGTTACCAAAATTATCTAGAGCTAGTTCTGGTTCTAAAAAGGATGCTAAGATATATCCATCAAGTGAATATGTTTTGAATTTTGACGGTGCAAGTAAAGGTAATCCAGGGCTATCTGGTGCAGGTATGGTCATCTATAAAAATGGTTTAGAAATTTGGTCTTCTTGTAAATTTATTGGTTATAAAACTAACAACCAAGCAGAATATTCAGGTCTTATTTTCGGTCTCAAAGGTGCATTAGATCTAAAAATAACAAATTTATCTGTTTTAGGCGACAGCTTGTTAGTTATCAATCAGGTTACTGGACTTTATAAAGTGAAATCAGATTCTCTTCTTGAATTACACAAAGAAGTATTAGATCTAAAATCGCAATTTAATTTTATTGAATTTAATCACGTGTATCGTGAAAATAATAAGCGTGCAGACGAGCTATCAAATTTGGCTTTAGAAAATATAGGCGATCTTTCACAAACACAATCAGAATCCGATAAAATGACTAAAGAATTAGCGGATCTAGGAATACAAGACTTGCAAGAGGATTGGATTGAAGATTGTTCTGTTGAAGACACTAAAAAATCAAAAGCTAATTCCAAAGCCAAGGTTAAAAAAGCAACACGATTAGGTGGAAAAAATAGTAAACAATCTGATATAACTCAGTTCTTCAAAGTAAATTCTCTATTTCCAGACATCTAACAAATGCAAAATATAAAATTGAAATTAAATATATATATAATTATTTTTTATTATTCATAAAAACATGCTGTATATTCTTGAAGTTCAAAAATTTAATCCTAGTGGCCATTTATTGCAATCTGAATGGAATTGCAAAAGCACTCATGTAGGATATATGAATATAGTTTTTAAAACAAAAAATCAAGCTTGTGAATATTATGATAATCATAATAATACCATGAGACCATTAAATAGCTATAATACATATCGAAGTGATTGGAATCGTGACACCCACTTGCTGTATGTTGTTCGTGAATATGGAGATGAATATTTATCTATACCACCTTTTGAAGAAAATGGGAAAAATTTAGTAATTGAGCAGTTTATTGCAGATAACATTGAGCATGCTCCAGGAGGACATATAAGTAAAAAAATGTTGAATAATGTGTTTAAGGAATGGTTCCAAACAAATTATCTAGGCAGGAAGATACCAAAACTGATGGAGATAGAGTTGGCAATGAATGAAAAATTTGAGGTGAAGACAAATAAATATGGATTTAAAGAATGGATCAATATAAAAATAAATTGTGATGATATGTTAGACAATATCTAGTACTCTAACAATGATATATTAAGCGACGGCGGTGGTTTGAAACGCAAAATATCTATATTTTTTTTGCTATTGCATATTACAGGAAACAATTCTTTGCCATAAATATCATTCAGCAATAACCATTCAAATAGTCCACCTTTGTAAGCGTAAATATTGCTGAAACCAAGCGTTAACAACTGCTGACATTTCTTATCTACCAATTCGTCGTTACAATGTTTTCCGTAAATAATAATTTTGATACTGCGATTTTCCTTCAAATACTTATTTATAAAGGCCTCTTCTTTGTCGGCGTTTACAGTAGTCGCAATAAGGCATTCTTGGCTATCCACCGGAAGTGTGTTAATAAGCATATAGATTTCCGGATTTTTCACAACAGTTTGCATATCTTCGTAATTTATTTTTGTCATTGAATAAGAATTACCCATTTATTAATGTTGTATAAAAGTATTTAAATCTTTTTTGTTAGTTTATCTTTATTAACTAACCAAAAATAAAATTGAAATATTAATTATTATATTTAATGTCAGTATTAATATAACTAACAACTATTTTAAATCATGAACTCCGAATACGAATTTGCCATGTTCTACAACAACTTTATTTCTGACTTGTTACAGAAACCTCATGCCAAGGAAATGCATCAACTGCTTCTTACCAAAAAAACTCAGTCTGATAAGGAACTGTTTACATTATATCAAACTAGCTATAAACATAAGATCTGTTTGCAAGAGATAAAAGAGCTTAAAAAGGATCCGGAATCTTTAGACCTGTTTTCAAATTTTGTTTCAGATGCAATCTTTATTAATAAAGATTATAGTCAAATCTTATTGCTAAGTATGATTGGCAAGCTACCCGAAGACATTATAAAACTTATTGGATCTTACTCACCTCATGTTAGAAATCAAAGAAGTCTAGTTCGCATTGAATTCTACAATAATTGGTTTAATGCAAACAAGGCACGCATAGTCAAACTGCTAAAAAACTGGTCTAAGGCCGAACTTGGATTCGCTCTGAATAATATTCGGTCTCCAAATAATCCTTATTACAATTGTTGCTGGAAAGGCTCTCAAGATTACAAGAAAAGTTATGCATTAATATTTCGATCACTAATAGAAAAATTAATTGAAGAAAAAGGTCAAAGATCAAGCATGGAACAATATAGCTTATTATTAGCAATTGAAAAATATGATAAGAGGTAGTAGAAACTTTACTATTGCTTGATGTATGCATCAAGTAACATTTATAAATTACACACTAATTAAACTGAACTACAATTTCCACCTTCTCTTTCTTGATGCTCTTTGTAGCGGAAACCGATAGTTCTTCTCTTTTTTTTCGTGTCTTCGAATTATCACCGACTAATAAAAGCTCTTTGCGCTTCGAAGTGCTGTTACGGTTATTCATGTCCTTTTCGATCGTCTCATAATTTTGATCGATATAATCAACGACTTTATTTTCGAGCGCCCATTTGAAGAAATTTAGTTGGCCGATCGTGGTCTCAATGCATTTTCCGTCTTTGTATGGAATACTTATTCTGTCCCACCTACAGAACGGATCGAATCTTTTTTTGCTGTAAGCTTTCAGCTTCAATTTGTAGTCATCGTAGACCTTAAATCGTCTGGCAACATTATCAACAGTTTGATCGATTACGTACAAAGTATAATATTTCTTGGCATAGTTGGTTGCAAACCAGTCAACAATGCGTAACGATATTTTAGAGTCACCAGTAATAATTCGCAGCATTTTATCTAGATTATCGTTCTCTGCAGTATTATAAAAGACTACCAAGTTTTTCAACAATAGGTCATTTTGAGTAGTATATGTTGTCAATGACATTTATTATTTTAGTTTTAAGTATTTTATTTAAGTAGTTTTAAATAATATATATTTAATTGCATTTATTTAAGATTTAGCAATAATTAATTAAATAAAGGTCGCAATAATTTAACAAATTAAAATCTATTAAATAAAATTAAAATATCAAAATATAATATTATGAACAACTTTATGAATTCATATTTTGGACCCTTAGGTCAAGAATACTGTATGTATTTTTATATCCTATCAATCATTTTCGGTGTTAGTTTTGTGTTAAGTTTGATTTCTATTGGTACATTTATTGTGATGCATCATAAAAAAGTGGACACAATGTTTGTTGTCAATGCCTTCTTTGTTTTATTCAACACATTTTTGGCTTATTTAGCAAATAGATTGTTGAATACGATGTGTGTTAAATCTTTATAAATGAATTATATTAAATTTCATTAAGTGTCTTCGCCATTTTTAACTCTTCCTTGCGTTGTATTTACCGGCTTTAAGAACATATCTCTGACAACAATATCGTTGACATAGCTAGATTGTTGTAGAAACGGATTTGAACCACGTTGAAGCACTAGCTCACGATCCGCCATTTTGTTATCAAGTTCCTCACGTTTACTATTATTGCTATTGCTAGACAAATCTTCTTCTAAAGATTGGTTAATTGCGCTTTGTTGTGTGTCGTATTCTGATACTGTTTCAGAACTATTAGAAACCTCTTTTTCTAGACGAGCGCTTTTATAATATGGTTCGCCTAGACTCCATTTCCAATGATACATATTCATTATTATATTATTATGTAAAATAATGAATATTTAAACTTGCGATAATCCTTCTCTTGTTATTTTTAGATTCTTTGTCATAAAAAAGTTGTCTTTGTTAGTTCGTCGTCGTTTCAAATTGCATTCTAAACAAGAAATAACTAAATTATTTTTATTATGTCCTATATCATTATCGATCCTATCTAAAGACCATTGTTTCATCTCTCTTACCAATTCGTATAACAAATATGTTTCACAAGAACAATAATGACATTTTAGGTCACAATCATTAAGTAAACTAACAATATATTCAAAACTAACAAATTCATTTTGCAAAAAGATATTTTTTAATAAATCTTGTTGCTTATAACTGGATATTTTAGTTTTAATATGGCTTGCAATAAAATGCGCATCCTTCTCTAATTTTATATCTTTGGACTTGCTTATTATTGAAGTGCTTTTCAAGTTGCTATTTATTGCAATATGTATGTTTTTAAGTATTTTTAATTGCGTTTCAAATGATAGTTCGGTATCATTTAATCCCCAAGTGTTAGTTTCAACACGTTTCTTTTTTTCTTTTTTATTTGGAGCATCGACCTTTTTCATTTGATATTTTGTATTGGTTCCAGTAAATATTATTTTTTTTGTTTTATCATCTAGACATTCATCATTCAAATTTTCATAAATTTGTTCATCACAAATTTGTTCATCGGTTTCATCATTTTTTGCATTCAAAATCAGATCAGAAACATAAATTTTTTTTACTAGATCCATTTATCTTACTTTATTATATTTAATATTTATATTTTTATATAATATTATAAAATCAATATAAATATTAAATATAAATATAATGTTTAAAAAATTGAGTTAAAATCAATTTAATATATTAATATATAAACAATGCAAAAAGAAGAAATCGAAACTACAAACACAACTACATCTATAAATAGAAATGAATGTAATGAACTCAAATCCATTAAATACAAGACACTAATGATGAATGGTATTTCGTGGCCAGAAACAAAATCATCAAGTGATCTAGTTAATTTGGATAAATTTCTAGAAAACGAAAAAACAAATAATGCAAGTGAACCGTGGAGCAAACTAGATAAAACAGCTAAAATCAAAAAACTATCGACATTTGCTGAAAATTATAAAACAGAACATAATTTATCTGATGAGGAATATATTAAACTAACAGCTTTTCTAAAAGACTGTCTCGACAGAAAAAAATTACAAAGGGTAAAAGATGTCGTGTACGATAAAACAAATGGTGAAGTAAAGGACATACCTGCACTGCATCATAACAAACAATCAAATCATTTCACATTGAAAAATACAGAAAAACATATTTCTACTACTAGAAGCTTGGCGCCGAAAAAGGTTAGAGGAACTGCTAAAAATGTTGTAAATTACGATTCGGATACATCTATATGAAATAACTCAATCATAACTTTATTTATAAGTTTTATATAATTATCTCCACATAATGTATAAATAACTCCATAAAACATTGTAAAAACCATTTGCGATTTAATAAAGTCATCACTTGGTCTTATCTTAAATCCATCAACTATTAAATTATTATTAACAATATAATCATTTAAAAAAGATAGAGCTCTAAATACATTTTTTTGGCTAAAATGATTCGATACATATAATGTATCATTTATAAATTGTGTTAGTATTGCTATTATGTTAGAACGATGAATTAGGGGCAACTTTGAAATAACATCTACTGGTTCGATTATTCCTGATAATAATATATTACTTGCTAATTCTTCAGGCGGTAAATCATACATATTTGCAAAAGCATAATAAAGAATATTCTTCATTTTTTCAATTTCATATAATATACCAAAATCTAAAATGGCAATCTTATGTTTATATTTTGGATCTGAATCATTTTTAATAAATAACATATTTCCTGTATGTAAATCACCGTGGCACAGACCATTCATAAATAATGTAACTAACACAAACTTGATTATTTGCTTAGAATATTCTTCATAATCAGAAGGATCTATATCTTGAAGGGGTTTTCCTTCAATAAATTCCATCATAATACAATTACCATATTTGTTAGTTACATCAGCATATACCCTTGGAATTTTTATATATCTTAATTTTTTGCAATTATTTTGCATTTTATTAATATTTTCTACTTCTTTATGAAAATCAGTTTGATGTTTAATAAGATCTATGTTATTATGTATTACATCAGAAATTTGATAATTATTTATAATAGGTATAAACGATAATAATCTTAAACAAAATAACATTTTATCTATAGCTTCGTTTAATATATTTTCAATATTATATCGTTTCATTTTTATAATAAACAATTCATTCACCTCGGTGAATTTATTACGTTTAATACATTTAAATACCAAGGAAATCATACCTGAATTAATCGGTTTATAATTATTCAAGATTTCAATACCATATTCTTTCTCTAAACTAACAAGAGTATTTTTATCTATGTCTTCATTTGTCCAAGGAACATTATCTGTAAATTTTAATAATTTATTATGAATTCTTTTATCAATAATGTTGTTAGTTAGTGCAAACGCCTGAAATATTTTTACATATAATATATTTTTCTCTGCAAGTCTTCTTGTTATATTGTTGATGAATGTTTCGTAGTTCTTTAAAAAGGTATACAGAAATAGCTCATCAATAACTATCCAAAATATATTTATTATAAAAAACCAATTACTTAAAAATTTACATAAAGAAAAATAAGCTGTTTTAACTTTATTAAACATTATATTAAAAGGTAACATTTTCTATAAATTGTTTTAATCTATTAAACATATTATAAATTATATTTCCTATTATTTTTTCGGAAAACTGTGGTATATTGTGTCGATCTGTTAAAATAATATCAAAATCCATTATAAATTTATGATTGTTAATTATATTAAATTTTATATTCATAATTTCTACTGGTAATCTTTCCACATCGTGTGGATAAGATTCCAATTTATTATTAAATGATACACAATTAAATAAAATAGTTTTTGAATCTACTATTTCTTTTGTTATTTTTAATGCTAAATAATATTGTGGTAATCCTAAATCAGAAAAAATATCTTTTAATAATGAAGTCATAGTTATTTCTATATCTGAAATATCGATTGTCTCTGTAGTTTCAAATATATTAGGATTTAATGTATTTGCCAATTTAATTAAATCAAAATTTATAATTAATGGTAGAACTATTTTATTATTATTCACTTCAAAAGTTAAGTTTATTTTATTTGCACCTATCTTTACAAATTTAATACCATTTTTATCTATTAATTTTTGAACCTTTGATTGTTTCTCATTTAGATTTAGATTTAGATTTAGATCTCGTTCTTTTTCGTCCCTTTCTTGTTGCATTTAATACTTATTATATATATAATAAATTATCTTTATTTAAAAAACGTATTATATTGATATAAAAACAGCTCTACATATTATATATAATTGTCAATGTCAAATATATATAATATAACAGAGCTTCAAAATATAATCGACCAAATTGTCCCAGAAGAAACTAGTTATTTTAACGAAGAAGACTCAATGGAATTATATGAAACTTGTATTCATATAATGGAAGAATTTATTAAAAATAATCCTACCATTATTTCGGAACCAGACTTTGATGAAATTTTTGAAGAAAATATAAAAGAACTAATCGATTCTCATTTTGATAACGACATATTTTTTACAGAAGAAGCTCAAGAAGAAATTGATGCTATTATAGATCAGGCAAAAATAGATTTCTTCAAAGATTTTATACCTATACGATCATATTCTTCATCTGTTATTCTAGAAGAACCTGATTATGATTTTATTGAAGAACAAATAAGTTATCTTAAAAGTAAACCTCAGCCTAATCAAAGAACCAAAGAATGGTATGAATTTAGACATAATCTAATTACTGCTAGTAATGCTTACAAAGCATTCGATAGTCAAAGCACCAAAAATCAGTTAATATACGAAAAATGTCAACCTAATCCTGGTTTAGACCAGAATAGTAGCAGTAGCAATAGCAGTACCAGTAGCACTGATTTAGAAAGCGATGTTAAAAATATTAAAATACAATTACAACCACAAATGGTAAACATTAATACTACAATGCATTGGGGTCAAAAATATGAGCCTATATCTGTAATGATTTACGAAGAAATGTATAAAACAAAGATAGATGATTTTGGCTGTATTCAACACGACGAATATTCATTTCTAGGTGCATCTCCAGATGGTATTAATGTAGATAAAACATCATTAAGATATGGTCGTATGTTAGAGATTAAAAATATAGTTAACCGTGAAATAGATGGTATCCCTAAAAAGGAATATTGGATCCAAATGCAGCTTCAAATGGAAGTTTGCGATTTAGATGAGTGCGACTTTTTAGAAACCAAATTTGTAGAATATGAGAATGCGGATGCGTTTTATAATGATACAACAGATAAGTATAAAGGAGTAATTATGTATTTTCATAAAAAAGATGGTGCGCCTTTTTATAAATATATGCCTCTTGATCTTTGTGCAAGTTTTGATATTAATACTAAATTGAAGGCAGTAAATGAATGGCAGGAACAAATGGTTGATTTATATCAATCCAATGAATATAATTATGTTTGGATAAAAGATTATTATTGGAAACTAGATATTGTTAGTTGTGTGTTAGTTTGCCGCAATAAACAATGGTTTAAAGATAATATAAATGAACTGGCGGACATTTGGTCTATCATTATTTCAGAACGCGTTTCAGGATTTGAACATCGAGCTCCAAATCGTAAAACAAAAATGATGGATGGGTTTGCAGCTATAACTAATACAAATGTTAGTAATAGTAATAGCGGTTGTTTATTAAATTTTAATAAAGAAACTGGAAAAATAACTGTTGTTAAAAGTGGATTAAATGAACCAATCATCACTAAATTATATATTTAACTTTTCCCCCTTTAATATTTACCCCTTTAATATTTCAAATACCAATTTTTAAATAAATATTTATCCGGTATCTTGACGAATAAAAAAAACAATATTAAAATTGTTAATTCCTTTATATTCTTCCGTGCTTACGGATAAATCAAAATCAAGTGGTCTGGATAAACTATTTATTCCACGTCTATTGTATCCCCATCTATCAGTAGACAATATGTCTTTTATTGGAACTAACAATTCTTTGTCGAATAAATATCTTTTTAAATCAGACGTTACATCGCCAGTATATTTATTTTTAAACTCATTTATTAAATATTCTTTACATTGTAAATATTCTTTTGGTAACTCGTTTTCTTCATATTCATATCCTACTATGTTTTTAAATGTTTCATTAAAAAAACCATTACTATCTTCAATGCAACCTTTACATAACATTTTTTTAATTAACTCAATGTTCGTTTCGTTCATTTGTAATATAAGGTCAGACACTAATATTTTTATACCGATGGATGCGGTCGACGTATCGCACATTCCCATTATATAATTATAATACTAAACGGCTTTATATTATAATTCGGCGTTTGAAATATAAAAAATGTAAATAAAATAACATATAAGTAATGCATCTAATTTTTAATTAATAATTATTACATACGATGAGATTTTCTACTGTAGGGCCTTCTATGGTGAGATTTTCTACTGTAGGGCCTTCTAGAACGAGACTTTTTACGGTAAGATCTTCTAGTTTTACCTTTACCTCTCGCTGTAGGTATTTTTATTTTTAAATTTTTTAGTGGATTTATAATAAATAAATTTTCATATATTGATTGATCATCAAAAGAACCATAGTTAGTACCATCCTTGCCTATAACATTTTCTATCATACTGTTTTCATCTTGACTTCTAGTTCTAGCCTGTCCATATGTTCCTAAATCAATCATATTACCTTCTTTATATAAGTATAATTTATCAGTATATGTCACTTCTCTTGTGGGTGTTGCTAAGTAATTAAATTCGTTTATTTCAGTTATATTTTCATAATCTGATAAATTCATTATATAATATAACAATTTTATAATTTATAAACTATAAAAAACTAGTACAATATATTTTCATTTGTCGGAATAGAAAAGTATAATGTATTTGGTTCGCTTCTGTAATATCCTACGCGCGCACCAGGTCCTTCTTGTGCAGGAGGTAATGGTTTTACAATATTTGACTTGTGTTTTTTGTCGTGATATAATGCTCCACAAAATTCAGCTCTAGAACATTTGCCATCATCTGGATTTCGATTGAAACGGATATTGTTTGTTATTTGTTCAAATGCATTTTTGGTATAAGGACCTATTCCAAAAACAGGATAATCTTTCCAAATATCGCTTGCATTGTTAGTAGAAATACCCTTGCTTTCTATTAAAGGAAAATCATCTAAAATTGGCTTATCAACAGATCGTGGAAATTCACCAGGAGTTGCCAAATCGTAACTCTTATATCTTTTATAACCTTTAAATCCTTCGTAAATTTCTTTCATAGGAGCTAAATATAATCCAACAATTAGTATAAATAATAAAAATAAACTCTTATTCATAAATGTGTCTTTCATTATATTTATATAATATATAAATATAAATATTAAATGCACTTTTAAAATACTTTAAAAATTATTAAATAATTTGTTAGTTAAAGTTAATAACTACTTAAAAATATATTAATATAATTTTATAAATGGAGAATAATAATAATGAGATGCGTGTTCAAAAAAGAAATGGTCAATTGGAAGAAATCTCATTTGATAAAATTCTTTTACGTATTAAAAAACTCGGTGCAGAGGCAAATATTCATATTAATTATTCATCTCTTGTTATGAAAGTAATCGATCAGTTATATGACAAAATTCCTACAACTAAAATTGATGAATTGGCTGCAGAACAATGCGCCTCTTTATCTACACTACATCCTGATTATGGAACATTAGCTGCAAGAATTGTCGTATCAAATCACCATAAAAATACTCAAGCTAATTTTTCAGATATAGTATTAAAACTGTATAATTTTCAAGATATTCGCGGAACTAATTATCCTCTTGTATCCTCTAATTTGTATGAATTTGTTAGTTTACATTCACAAAAAATTGATGAAATGATTGATCATAATCGTGACTATTTATTCGACTATTTTGGTTTCAAAACTTTGGAAAAGTCTTATTTATTCAAATATAATAATCAAATTATTGAAAGACCGCAACATATGTGGATGCGTGTTGCAATTGGTATTCACGGATCTATTAATGATGAGGACGCTATAAAATTAATAAAAGAAACGTATGACCTTATGTCCCAGAAATTTTTTACACACGCAACCCCAACTCTGTTTAATGCAGGCACGCCTAGACCTCAATTATCGAGTTGTTATTTAATTGCAATGGAAGATGATAGTATTGATGGCATCTATAATACTCTTAAAGATTGTGCTTCGATATCAAAATATTCTGGTGGAATTGGTCTACACATACATAATATCAGAGCAAAAGATTCACATATTAAAGGAACAAATGGAAAAACAGATGGAATTGTACCAATGCTTAGAGTTTTTAATAATACTGCTCGCTATGTAAATCAATCAGGGAAAAGGAATGGATCATTTGCTATTTATTTAGAGCCGTGGCATCCAGATATTTATGATTTCTTAGAAATGAAGAAAAACCACGGCGACGAAGAACAAAAAGGCCGCGATCTGTTTTATGCTCTATGGATAAGTGATTTATTTATGGAACGCGTGAAAGAACCAGGTGGCAGGTGGGCTCTATTTTGTCCTCACGAATGTCCTGGTTTATCGGATGTTTATGGTCAAGATTTTGTTTCTCTATATACCAAATATGAATCTGAGGGAAGAGCGAGAAAGGTAGTAGAAGCGCGCGATTTATGGTTTAAAATTTTGGATGCGCAAATGGAAACAGGAACGCCATATATTTTATATAAAGATGCAGTCAATTTAAAATCCAATCAGAAAAATTTAGGCACAATTAAAAGCTCAAATTTATGTGTTGCACCGGATACGCTAATATTAACAGATAAGGGTAATTTACAAATTGGTTTGTTAGAAGGTCGCCGAGTGAATGTTTGGAATGGGGAGGAATTTTCAGAAGTTACTATTGTAAAAACAGGTGTAAATCAACCAATTATTCACGTTACAGTAAATGTTGGGAACCATATTAGTGAATTAAGGACATTAAAATGCACGCCATATCATAAATTTTACGTATATAACGAAGAAAAAACTATTGTTTGTGTTGAAGCAATAAATTTAAAATTAGGTATGCATTTAATACAATATAAAGATCCTACAAATAATTTAGTTACAAATAAATACAAGGTAAATTCTTGCTCTTCATATACGAATGCTACTATTGTTGGTCTGAATGACCATAACCAAAGAACTGATACATATTGTTTTTCGGAACCAAAGCGACATATGGGCGTTTTTAATGGAATTTTAACAGGACAATGTTGTGAAATTACCGAATATTCTGACGACAAAGAGACCGCGGTTTGTAATTTGGCTTCTATTGCACTGCCATCTTTTGTCAACTTGGAAACTAAACAATTTGATTATGATAAATTACACAACGTTACAAAGGTAGTAACTAACAACTTAAACAAGGTAATTGATATTAATTTTTATCCCACTGAAAAAACAAAAGTAAGCAATTTTAAACATCGACCTATTGGCATTGGCGTTCAAGGTCTAGCTGATACTTTTATATTGTTAGATATTGCATTTCATTCAGATGAGGCAAAAGAAGTAAATCGTCTTATATTTGAGACAATGTATCACGCTGCATTAGAAAAAAGCAATGAACTTGCAATTGATCGTATGTATAAGTTGCAAAAAGAGTTTAAATTTTTAAAAGATTTATTGCCAAATAATTTTGATGTAGCTATGAATACTCTCAATTCAAATAATAAATCTAAATTTACCAGAGAAGAAATCGAAAAATTAGATATAAACAGATCTGGATCATATAGTTCATTTATTGGCAGCCCGGCATCAGAAGGAATTCTACAGTATGATATGTGGACCAATTTTGCGGGGCTATCTGGCAGATACGACTGGACTAATCTAAAGCAATCTATTATTAAAAATGGTCTGCGTAATTCGCTTTTAATTGCTCCTATGCCTACTGCATCTACGTCACAAATATTGGGGTTCAATGAATGTTTTGAGCCATTAACAAGTAATATTTATTCTAGACGCACATTGGCTGGTGAGTTTGTAGTCATCAATAAATATTTAATGAATGAATTAATTGCAATGGGACAATGGAATGAACAAATAAAAAACAATATTGTTGCTAACAAAGGATCTATTCAACAACTAACAAATTTATCAGAGCATATTCGAAATAAATACAAGATTGTTTGGGAAATACCGATGAAACAGTTAATTGATATGTCATCAGATCGAGGTGCGTTTATTTGTCAAAGTCAGAGTTTAAATTTATGGATGGAGGATCCTGTGTATAATAAACTAACATCAATGCATTTTTATGCGTGGTCTAAAGGGTTAAAAACTGGAATATATTATTTACGTAGAAAAGCAAAACATCAAGCTCAACAATTTACTATTGAACCAGAGAAAAAGACAAGCGTTGTTGAAGAAGAGGAAATATGCACAATGTGTTCAGCTTAGAAATAGAAAAAATAAAGAAATAAAAAGACAATTAATATAATAAAAATAAATTATTATATAAATTTCAATTAAATTACTTGTTCCTATTATATTATGATATATAATTTAACATTTTAAGCATAATCTTTACATAGTCCAAAGGTTCTCCTGTGCCACTTGGTAATTCCGTATTGTTTTATTCCATCCATATGTTTTTTTGAGCCATATCCTTTATTTGAATCAATACCATACCGTTCGACCAACTCTGGATTTTCTAGACACAGTTCTTCAATATATTTATCTCGTTCTACTTTTGCTATAATAGATGCAGCAGCAATAGCAGTATATTTATTGTCACCTCCTTCGACAGTTTCATTCTTTACTGTAACTAATTTTGTCTTGTTTTTATTTAATATTGTTAGTTGCTTGAAATAATTGCCGTCAATTAATAACAATACATTGTCTAAATTGGGATCCAAAACACCGGCTTTATCCTGTAATTGTTTGATAACTTTTTTAATTGCCTTATGCATTGCAGATTGAGTTGCTTGTAAAATATTAATTTCATCAATAACTGTTTCATCTTCATATTCTACTGCCCACGCAAGTGCATTATTTTTAATATATTCAGCAACTTCATTGATTTTTTTCGGATTTTTAGAAGTAAATTTTTTGCTGTCTTTCATTTTAAAATGATCAAAACTGTCATCTTTAGGTAAAACAACTGCGCCGCTATAGACTCTTCCTAACATTGGACCTCGTCCTACTTCATCCGCACCAATTTCTATTGTTCCTTGCTCGCAATAGAATTTCTTGAGAAGACATACAGGTACAACTTTTTCTATTTCCTTTGTTTCCTTTTCATTTTCTTCTTCAAATTTGATTTCCTGTTTTTTTCTATAGACCCGTTTCTTTTTAATAGGAATTTCATTTGTGTCTATTTCATTTGTGTCTATTTCCTTTTCTTTCACTTCTTTTGTTTTTACTTCTTTTACAGTTGTATCCATTTCATCATCACTATCATCGATAATTTGAACACTTATATATTGATCAGACATTTTTGAAGACATTATGTATTATTGTGTATATTTGTATATTAATGTTTATACAAATATAAAAACAAATCAATTTTATTTTAAAATAAAACAAACAAATAAAACGCAAAGAACTTTTTTCACTATATAAATTATACAATGAACGGAGAAATCTTATTACTTTTTGTAATACTATTATTAGCATTAATATTATGCACATATTTAGGAGGCAGTAATTGTACCAATACCAGTTTTGAAGGTATGACATCTTATTCAGGCGCAAACGGCTCTATATATGTAGCAGACAATGGTGCTTCCGCTATTATAAGAACCAATTCAAATGGAACTAAAACTCTTATTGTAACAAATGTAAATGGAACTACTACAATTTATACCACTTCAACTGCCTCATCTAATACATATTATACGGCCAATGGCGGATCCGCTACAATAACTACTGACTCTAATGGCGCTGCAGTTATAACTGTTACTGCAGCAGACGGGACGACTAAAACCACATTTAAGACCCAAAATGGTAATACTTATTCTACAAATACTTATGATAACTATAACCATTATAGTGGAAATTCACACGCTTCCATTTATTACGGTCCTGATGGCGGCACTCTTCGAGTAATTGATGCCGGTAATGGCGGAACTCTAGTTATTACTCGCAAAGATGGTACTACTGAGATATATTATATTGACAATAATAATCCGAATAATGCGGATACAACTACTTATATTGGACCCAATGGTGGAACTGCAAAGATAATAACAGATACAAATGGTAAGTCCGCGGTTGAAATTACAGGACCAAATGGATCCAAGATTGTTTATACGGAAGACAATACGTATACTTACAATAGCAATACAGGCGACGTCGATCGTTATTCGCATTATAATGGATACAATAATGTAGATACTAACACTTATTATGGGCCCGCTGGTGGTGAAGTTAATACGGCTACGGGACCCGGTGGAAACACAGCGGCTGCATATACGAGCCCAAATGGCACCACATATACTGGAAACACATATAATGGCAACACAAATAGCACTGGCACATATAACAATTCGTTGCCTCCTGGCATTCCTAGAAACCAAATCCCTGCTGGACAAGAGGACTTGTATATTTTGAAATCCGAGGTTGTGCCCCCGGTGTGTCCAAAATGTCCGGATCCTATTTTAAAATGTGACGGAGATGCGTCACAATGTCCGCCATGCGAACCTTGCGGACGCTGTCCAGAAAGTCCATACGAATGCAAAAAAGTGCCTACATACAAAGCATTCAATCAAGATTACATGCCAGTTCCAGTATTAAGCGATTTCAGTTCATTCGGTATGTAAATATAATACTGACAAATACTATTTAAATATAAATTTCATTATAATATAATAAAAATTATAATGGAAGAAATAGATGAAGAAATATGGAAGCCAATTACAGATTTCCCGAACTATGAAGTAAGCTCTAAAGGACAAGTAAGAAATATAATTACAAATACATATTTAAAATCATCGTCGAATGATGGTAGGTATAATAGGTGTATTTTATGCAATATTTTAATACATAAAATGTTTGTAGTTCATCGATTAGTAGCAAAAGAATTTATAGACAATCCAGAAAATAAACCAACAGTAGATCATATAGACAAAAATAAACAAAATAATTGTGTAAGTAATTTAAGATGGGCTACTCATAAAGAACAAAATTCAAATAAAAATATACCAAAAAGAAAATATGGAAATACATTGAGTATTTGGAGAATTGATAAAAATACAAATGAAAAGTTAGAACTTTATAACTCTTTGAGATATGCATCCGAATGGATAATCAATAATAATTTATCAAAAATTAAAAATAATAATTATAAAAGTGTAATGTCTAAAATTAGTAGTGTTGCAAACAATAACATACACTGCAATACATCATTTGGATATAAATGGTGTTATAAAGAAGAAATCAAAGAAGATCAAGAAATATGGAAAGAAATTTCTACATCAATAACTAACTATTCAAAAATATATAAAGTTTCTTCTAATGGAAGAATTGAAACATCAAAAAATCACATTAAACCATGTTTTAATATAAATAACGGATATTATGTTGTTTCTATTAATGCTAAGGCATTTTATGTTCATCGTCTAGTTTCTCTAATGTTTTTAGAAAATCCTGAAAATAAAGAATATGTAAATCATATTGATGGCAATAAATTAAACAATCAACTAACAAATTTAGAATGGGTTACATGCTTAGAAAATAATCTACATAAAATAAATAATGGATTATCAAATTGGACTAAAAAGGTTATACAATATGATAAAAATATGAATAAACTAAATGAGTTTAATTCTATAGCAGATGCAGCAAGATTTTTAAATATAGGTAAAAGTTGTATAACTGATAACTGTAATGGCACTTATAAATCAACAAATTCCGGCTTTATATTTAGATATGCAGAAGATCATACCGATAAAAATAATTAAAATATAGTTATATTTTATGAAAAATAAAACAAATAAAACAAATAAAACAAATAAAACAATTAAAAAAAATAATAATAAAACACAAAAAAAACGTTTTTTATATAATCCAAAAAATCCCAAAAAATCATTTGATGTATATATTGATAAAAATCCAAAAGATACGATAAAAATAAAATATACAACATTAGAAGATGTTAAAAATACTATTGATAAATTAGAAAAATTATATAAAGCCAAAAAATATACACATAAGCGTATATGGCAAGTAGGAATGATTATGAAGGTTCGTTTAAATGTATTGAAAAATAAAAAGCCACAACAATTTAATTTGGCAAATAAATATTTTATTTTTTTAGGAAAAAGAACAAAATTAGAAGAAAAAGATAGATATAAACTTACATTTTAAGATGTTGAAATATTACAATTTTAAATTATTTTCTGTCATTATATCATAATGACAAAAAGTAAAAAGATACGTAGAAAATGGAGTATGAAATATAAAAAAAGTATTAATTGCAATCGTCCCAAAGGATTTTCTCAAAAACAACATTGTAAATATGGGAGAAAAACAAAAAAGAATAGATGAATATGATAAAAATTATTTCATTCATGTATCCTCTCCTCTACTCTTAATACATTTCTTATCAATTTGCATCGTTTGCTCATTGGTATCCTGTGGCACAATCTTGATAATGCATTTAGATTTCTTTCCATAAAGTGGTTCAGTGCAACCCTTTTCTTTTTTATTCTTTTTAGTCTTAGTATATTTAAAAAGGATCGGCTTCTCTTCAGTGCATCTAGCTCTAAAATGCTCATAGCGTTCTCTCACATCACAATAAGTCAAATTAGATTTCTTTTTAAGCATACGATTAACCAGCTCGTGTAGTTCATACATGTATCTAGAGAATGTCTCTCGGTTCTTCATTTGCGCCATAGTTAGCGGCAACGATCTAAAATTTGTTTTCAAATTTTGTCGACAATATTTGCACGGCAATACGTATTGTAGCGACAAGACGAAATCTCTATAATGTATTTTGTCTTCTTTAGTTGGATTAACAGGATAGTTGAAGCTCATTGTATGCAAAAAATGCCACATTGGAGGCCCCCACAAACTTACCATCATACCATCACCGCTAATAAAATCGCCTTTTTTAAAAATACGATGTTTCCTTGTTTTATTATGTGTATTTATATTCTTCCGCTTCGTTCTCGACGGCATCGTATACTATATAGACCGAAAATATATTTACATAAGATAAAAAGTTATCTACTATTTGCTTAAGAGTAAATACAAGAATAAATATAAAAATTAAATTATTTATATAATATTATAAAATAATATTATATAAATGTCATCATCATCATTAATGATTATTGAATATGCAAAATCAACTCAAAATGTATGCTTATGTATGAGTATATCAGTTCTTTTAATACTTGTATTTATGATGTCTCCTCTTAATTCATTTGTATTGTCATCTATTTTTGGAAAAGTTATTATTTTAATTCTTTTAGGATATACAATTTTTTATAATATTACGAAAACAAATGTATTTGCTAAAAACTTCAATGTAGATATGATGGCTGGCACCTGGGATCCAGTAAAAACAAATATAGCAAGCAGTTATATATTTACTGGATTTTTGTTAGTTCTTATGTTTACTGTAATACAACAATTTTTTTAATTCTTTTAATTATTTAGAAATTAACTAACTAATTTGTTTAGATGATTTATTTATTTGGATAACTGATTTATAATATTTTGCATATTCTAAACGAATTTTTAGAATCTTTTGATAATAGTCAGCATCATTTTTACAATCTTTTCGGCTAATTATATGCATTCGTCCATTAACATCTCTTACTAACATTATTAAGAATTTAATATAATATATTATGTTAAAGTTTATTTATATTCGTTTAAAAGATATTGTAAATTATTCTTATTTAATATATAATGCAATCAAATAGCGTTTTAAGTAATTCAGGATCTATGACAGGAGGTATGCCTATAATGTTTCAAAAATTTGTAGATGTATGTAAACAAAACTATTTGTATATTTTGGCATTTATAGCACTTGCTGGTTTAGGATATATTATGTATTATCAATTTGTAAATAATAAAACAACATTTCAGGCAAATAGAGAGCACGTTAATACAGATCAAAATTCAAATAAGACCGCAAATATGATGCTATTTTACGTCGATTGGTGCCCTCATTGCAAGACTGCAAAGCCTGAATGGGAGAATTTAAAATCAGAATATGAAGGCAAAAATATAAATGGATACACTGTTACTTTTACAGAGTATAATTGCACTGCAGAATCAGCAGAGAATGATGAACTAATGAACAAATACAAGATTGAAGGTTATCCTACTATTAAATTATTGAAAGACAATCAAGTCATTGAATATGATGCTAAGCCAACCAAGAGCACTATGGAACAATTCTTACATACAGTATTGTAAATATAACATAAAGTTAACATTCTAAATTTTCTTTTTGTTTGTCTTCTTTTTGTTTGACCAAGAATATTTTAGCATCATTTATACCCTTATTTATCCAATCTTTTCGCATTTCGACACTATTTATTGATTTTTTTATTACATCCATAGTTAAAAAATTATCATCATTTGCGCATTCGATTTGGTTAATTATAGAATCTCTTTTAATATTTTTATATATGTAATTCATCGCATTTATAAAAAATCCAATCGAAAAGTCTATTACAGATGACTCTTCTGTGACTATGTTGTTTTTATATGCATCTGGCTTATCGTAATCACGATAAAATGTGACGCCTAAAATCTCACTAGTATCAGTATGATCTTTTAAACAATATGAAAGAGGATAATTTGCCATCACTCCGCCGTCCATATAGCAACAATTGTCTAAACATGTAGGCATTAATACGCCAGGCAATGCACTAGATATATGAATTGCTTGCGTTAGTAATAGATCCGGATGTGTTTTATACGAGATGTCCGCTGTTTCAAACTTGTTTAGATCAAATGCATAAAAATGGAATTCT